GTATCGGTTTCGGTCATGTCATGACTTCTTCGTACACGGCACCAATGTCATGCGGGTCCGGCAAGCCTGCACGTTCACCAAGGTCAACGAGTGCCGATGCAAGCTCAAGTCTTGCTTGGTTCGCATCAATGTCGATGCCTTGACGTTCAAGTCGCCGCACGTCGCGAAGCAAACTTGACATCTCTTCAGAACCTCGTGGTGATGACTGCATAAAGCGAGGAACCTCGTTGGCTCGCTTACGCTCTTGCAGCTCTTTGAAGTCCTTACGTCGTTTGCTATGAACGTTTCGTTGTGTCATCTCTTTGGTCCAATTGTTATGATGTCCCAGGCTGCACGAATCACCAAGGCAAGAATCGCAAGACCACCACCCCACAAGATCTTGACGGCGCTTGATCTTGACTTCTCAAGGTCGCCTACACGATGAATCAAACCTTCGGGCTTATCCAGTGTACCGACCAGCTCGTCTTTGACTCGTTTCACTTTGGCATCCATGTAGTCCACTTTGGTAGATACAGCGTCCACTTTCTCGCTGATCTTTGTAAGTTGCTCGATGACGTAGTTAGTGGTCTCACCGTTCAAGCCGCCTCCCATCTCTTTGCTTTCACTTGGTGGCGGTGCATCGCGCTTTACACCAGATGATTCGTCAGAGTCGGGCATGATACGCCTCGCTTACTTGACGCCCTCAAGCTGGTTCTCTCGTATCTCACCGATAAGCGTTGCGTACGCGGCACCCGCTGTGTCAAGGTGAAGGTACGGAACATAGCTTATGCGACCCATCTTGCCCGGCTGAATGACGCCCACGCCGATGCTCTTGATCGCTGAAAGCGTTTCACTGGCCACAATCGAATCGATGTTCTCGTTGTGACCACGAATCGTTCCGTCAGCAGTCGCATCCGTCAGCGAAGCAACTTCGATTTCGGTCTCCGGACCGGCCACAAGCGCAACACTTACGATCTTGTGCAACGTATTATCGCCCGTGGAGCCTTCTTCAATGAAATGCGTCTGAGCATTCCAATACGCTTCATGATCACCATCAATCCGAAGCTTGTTGGAAGTCGTGTTCTTGTTGGTGATCGCATACGTTGTGCCATCAGCAAGCAAGACGCGAGCAATAGCAGTGCCGCCGTTTGGTCCCCACCCTTCGACGTAGTGAGCGATGAATCGGTCGTTTGAGCCGATCGAAACGACCGAACCTTCTTCATCATACAACGTAAAGGGCAAGCACGGCGTTGCATCTGCTGTAACGATTGTTGAGTGTACTTGTTTCGACATGATCGTGTCGTTCCTTTACGCTTGTCGTGCGCGGCCTGCTTCCGTCTGCCAAGCATCCATTGATTGTGGATGATTGAATGTATACGTTTGGGCCGTGAGATCAGAAGCACCGCCATCGACTGGAGTGAAGGAGACAAGAAACGCCAGCGAACCGGGGTGTGACGCACCCAGCACGGGAGTGATCGTGAACTTCCCGATGACTTGAACGTCCGCACCGACCGATTCATCCGCATCAGCAGAGAACTGTGCTTGAAGCGCACCCGTCGATCCAGTGAGATCGGCACCCAAAGACTCGCCTACTTCGGCGGCCTTGATTGTGAAGTTGATGTCAGTCGAGTTGACAGTGCTCGACTTGAGACGGTTATAAGCAAAGTCCTTAGGCATAACCGATCTCCTTTCGTTTGCTTCTCAATCGGTCAAAGCCCTGCCTACTGCGGTTACAGCAGACAGGGCGGAGGGGAGAAAGATCAGGACCCGTTGCCACCCGCCGCCAGTCGCGCTTTCGCTGCGGCGATTGCATCATCGTACGTGTCGTGCTGTTGATTGACGCGTGCAAGAACTTTCGCCTTCTCTTCGTCGGTGAAGCGCTCGTCTTCACTGATTGCGACGATGATCATGTCGGCGAACGTTTCTGCTGCGTTGAGCATTGCGAGCAATTGTGCAGGATTCATTCGTGTTCTCCTTTGCTTTACGAATCAAGTGAATCAAGAAACCCGAGCGGTCGAGCGTGTCGTAGGTGGTGGTGCGTGCGCAGCGACCGCCCGAGTGAAGGAGAGCGTCATTCAAGCTGCACAGGTTCTTGGTCGATCGTTTCGTAGTAGAACTCTCGAAGTCGTTTGAGCGTATTCTTGAAGCCTTCCATCAAAGCATCGAATCGTTCGATGTCGCCCTCATCAAGATGCTTCTTGGCACTGGCCAACGTATCACGAGCAGCGAGAGCGTACGGCTCAGTGGCAACGAACGTCTCGTCATCGAGCACTCCTGACCGATTGGCAATCGTGAGCAACTCTTCAGCGCCGCCCAGGTTCGAGTTCGCCTGAATCCAACGGTTCTCCGCCTGCTTCGCCGCGCACGATGCAAGGAATGTGACAGCGAGCAGGCAACACACAGTCGTGAATACCCTTGTCATTGTTACCATGAGGACTCCTTTCAAAGTCCGACGTCTTCGGACTTCTTATGCCCATCCTTTGCTACGACTCCAATGCCGAGCATCGCAAGGGCGATCTTGACTTGATCCCAGTCGGGTACGGTCGCCTCATCATCGTCGAGTGCTGCTTGAATCTGTGGAAGCAGAAGCAAGAGTGCAGCGATGATGCCGAGCAACGTTGTTCGATACGAACGAACCGACGGTGCGAATGTCTCGATATACTTGATCATTCGTTGTCCTCCTGAAAGTCTGCCATCGTCGCCGTATGTACTGCACCACCCGTGCGCACTTCGCGCATCGCGTATGCAATCGCCCACTTCATCACGCGATCATCGTGCGCACCCGGGTCCGCCTCGAACTTGCCGTTCTTCTGAAGTCGAAACGTCTGCATCTCGTTCAGCCCATCACGATCGTGGAAGCGATGCGGGTTCTCTTCAACAAAGTCAGCCAATCGGTTGAGCATTGTCGGTCGTGTCTCGCTGTTCGTTGACCAACCTGCACGACCGTCTCTGAAGTGGAAGAGTTGACGTGTTCGCTTCCAGCCCAGCTCTTGCATTGCTTGAATAACGGCGTGCCCGTGGTTCTCTCGCTCAACTCCAACGAGCGCATTGTTATACATCTTCGCATACTGAACATTGAGCTTCGCTAAGTACTTCGGCTTGAAGACGCCGTGCACTGAGCAAACGGTTTCACCCGTCTCTTTGTCAAGAAAGCCCGTCCCATTTGGATCACACCCGGGTATGCCTTCTGACGTATCACATCCCGCCACGTACTTGCGACCGGACGCGGGCTTCTTCCAGATGAGAACGTAACCCGACCCACCACCTGCTTCACGAACGAGCTTCGGTTTCGGCTTGTCCTTAGGCAGCTCTCGTATGCGATGCGCAATGATGTGCGGATTGAAGTAAGGCGTGCCTGCACTAAGGAAGCACGTTGCATCGTCCTCGGGATACTCCTGTGGGAACAGAATACGAAGACGTCGCTTCGCCGATCGACGCCACGCGAGTTGGTCGGGTGTCAAGTCGTGTTGTTCGACGAGTGCAGATTCCTCATCATCCAACGTATCAATGATCTGTGCAATACGATCCGGGTCGCCCTTCAGGTCAATGACGTTAGTCGGATCATCAAACCACCTCAAGAAGATCGGGTACCAATCGTTCTCTCGATTGCGTGCGCCGAACCAAGTGGATGCAAACCAGTTCATTCCGTTGGGCGTGCTCTCAGCGATGAACTCACCGTGAGATGCTGCTTCAGTCAAACCGGACACGAGATCCTCTACACGTTGCTGATCGTCATTGCACCATCGTGCAACTTCAGAGCCGTGCACGCGGTCAAGCGTCGAGCCTCGTGAAGGCGCATAGCCTCCCGCCGTTGCAATCGTAAAGATGCTATGCAGCTCTTGCGATTCGAGTGCACGCTGATTGCCGAGGCCTTTCAGTATTGGTGCTTGAGGGTCACGGCGATGAAACCGTTGTGCAATCTTGAAGATTGTAAGCGTGTCCTTATCCGTATGCGCGAGCGTCAGGCACTGCGCTTCCGGTTTCGTGGACCACAGCTTATACGATTCGCCCTGCTCAACGGTTGTGATCCCGACACGCCGACTCTTCAGCACGATGATCAATACACCGGGTTGACCGGCATCACGTGCACGCATATGCGCCAGTCGTTTGTGCGCACAGTATCGCTGTTGCACGGGGTACAATTCAAACGGTACCACGTTGCCCTCGCGTGTACGCACGTATAAACGATCGCGCGCGTACGCGCGTAGGGATTGCGGTTTGACGATACGCTTGGGCGGGTCGCTTGCATTGAAGCGATGCTCAAACTCTTCGTCTGTGCCGGTCCAGTCTGCACGCACTTCACGATGCTCGTTCTTGTACGTTCCGTTGAGCACGTGCTTCATACCGACACGATGCATCGACGCATTGAGATCGTTGATCCAATGCGACGTGTACTGCGGGATAGACACGACGTGCATCTGTCCGTGACGCCTACGAATGAGGCGCCGCAAGCGTTGCATATCACTGAGCTCTGCTTGTTCGGCATTGCACATGATGACATGATCAACCGCTTGCACTGGCAAAGACTGCACCCTCCCATATTCGGCAAAGTGCAGTTCACTTGATGTATGTAAGAATCGCAGATGCGTACGGGTCAAGGCGACCAACTCCTTGGGCGTCACCTCGAGCCATATCTTCAACCAACGTCGCTGCACCGCTGTGTTGGGTGATGCCAATACAGCGAGACGATTCGACTGCTTGCTCAGTGCAACCATCTCGTGTGCAAGGAGCGACTTGTCTACGCCCGAGTCGAACCACTCGGGGTCGGACGTTAGACAAAGCACGGTGCTCTTATCGTCCTCGCGTGCTGCACGTCGTGCAGGAGGATCGTCAGGCAACGTGAATTGAAGTTGTACGTTCTTCGTCAACATCTGCGATGAATCGAATCGTTCAATCAATGGGAGCGGTGAATGCAGCACCCGCGGCGGCAATACGCGCTTGTGCGTTCTGCATCAACCGTTCGTCTTCGTCACTTCCGGTTTGAGCGGCTTCACGATCGCTCCCGGCACTGGGCTTCGGTTGCCCGGCACTGTCGGCCTCGGCCTTACGTACTTCGGTTTCCCGTCGCGCTTGCTTGAGCTGTTCTTGTGTTCCGCTTGTGACTGGTTGCTCGAGCGGTTCGTTTGATGGGCGCTCTTTGGGCGGCCTCCAGTTTGCTCCGTTCCACGAGGATTGCCTTGTTCGTTTGTCGTGCATGTCATGCTTACTCCTGTTCGTTTCGGTCGCCTAGGCGCCGGTTCCACAACCGATGCCTGAAGTATTTGCGTGCTTTGTGACGCTTGATTCGTTCAATCAGTCGCAACACAAACGCCCGCACTGCTTCAAGCGGGCGCACGAATCAGACACCTTCATCAGCGGTGCCGACCCAGCCATTGACTTGAATGCGCACATCGCCAGTGCTGCCGTCGGCTACACCTTCAAGTGCTGTGTTCGTTGTCGTCTTGAGAGGCGGGTCGAATGTGAACTCATTCTGGCCTGGGCCCGCGGCCTGCTCCCACTTCCAGAACTGAACCGGCGTGCCGGCATCGTCTTGCAACGTGATGACGGGCGTTTCGGTCGCGTGCGAGTTGAATGACGTGATCTTACTGATGTAGAAACACTTACCCGCACCGGGCGCCGCACGGATCGTTTGTGCCGTCGTGCTTGTGATGTCCGTTGCGTTGTAGTCGTGGAAAGGCACTGCGTCTGACGGCAGCCCTTCTCGTTTGGAATACTCAAGTCCTTTGTTACCCATCGTGAGTTGCTCCTATTCGTTCAAAGGTCGTCATAACCGACCCGAACGTCAACACGCACTAACGGATCGGCCTTCGGGTCCTCGGGTAGGCGAAGCTCATCACGAAACGCGGTCTCTATCTTCTTCGCCTTATCGAGATGCTCGTCGCCCAGCACGTCGTGCATGAGCTTACACATCTGTGTCACCAGCAAATCAATCTGCTTGACCGATATGAACTCTCGCGAATTGAGCGAAAGCTTATGCGCACGTTCAACGATTCGACTCACGTGCTCGATTGCTTCACGTGCGTTGGAAATCGCCAAGCATTTGGTTTCTTCATCGATCTTGACACTGGATTGCTCGACGCCTTCGGGTGGGTCGTCGAACGCGACGCTCGCGAGTGCGAGTGCTTGAGAGCAAAGTGTACGGGCGACGCCTACCTCTTCCAATAGATCGAGGCGCTCTTCGGCGTCTTCGCATGCCTCGAGGAAACGTTCTTTCAACGTCGGCCCAAGGAACTTGCTGTAGAAGCGACGTGCCATACGACTCCACTTCGTTTGACGTTCAAGCCTTCCCACTCCCTTTACGTTCGAGCGGGTGTGCCCTCCGTGCGCCAAGCAATAGTCGCTGCCTACAAGAGCCCAGGCTTTGCATTGCTCGCCTGTGTTACGCGACTTTCCTTTGCACCTTCGTGGATGATCCAACGGCGGGCGACCGACGCACCCACGGTGTTCACGGTGCTCATCGTAGTCGGCGAACTTGATCGGGTCATCGATGTGGTCAAGATATCGCTCACCCTTGTTTCTTCGTCCGCCTTTGCCCCACCTCCCTGGCTCACTCTTGCCCATCAAGAAGACCTCTAACACCTCTAACGATATTTGCACAAAGAAGCGGGTAGGTGCTTGCGTGGCGACCAACCCGCGACGTGCAGTGCTCGGATTCCAGTGAGAGGAGCTGTATCCTTCCGATAGATTATAGAACCGAAAGTGTCTTCGGTCAATAGGGAGTGCACGTCATTTATTTGAGAGTGCAACTCTCCCTCGCACCTCAGAACACTTATGCATGTAACACGTTCGACAAATTGCAGGGCACTCGAGCCGCAAGTCGAGAAGAGCAGTGAGAAGCAGTATGCACTCTTGCGAATGATGCTCCACATTCAACTCTCGTTGTATCAACGAACGATCGAGAATGACCCACTGTCGAGAGCGTGGACGTGTCTCGCCACACAAAGGGCATCGCCGATCGGGCACTGCATCATCAAGAGCAAGCCTTCGGTTGTTTCGATACCGTTCACGATGATACGAACGAACATCATCGGGATCATCCCAATCAGCGACACGATTCTCGTCTAGTCGTTCACGACGCTCAGCTTTCTTCTTAGCCTCGAGTGTCTGCTTCGCCTCTTTGAATACGTTTCCCAAATCTGCTGCCCTCTTCCTATAAGTCGATGTGCGTCGTCAACCGACCCCAAACCAAACGCATTGCACGGCATACCAACGAACCGGAATACCGTATAGAATAACTAACTAACTAACTTTGCCCAAATCTGCATTTACACTACTGTATTCAACGTTTCTGAGGGTCTGATTTCAGTGCTGTGCCTGTGCAGATTGTTTCTACCCGGTCCAGTCTGCACATCCTCTTATAAGAAGAGGGCGGTCAATTTCGTGCATCAAGCGTCGAGTCGCGACCGATAAGCACCAGTATATGCTCCTCGCATTCATCCGAAGATCGTATTTCCCAAGCGGAATGAGCGACGACTCTCCAACCATTCGTGGTTTCACTCGAGGCGCCGCGATTTCAACAGGCCAAACCGAATCACGCCATCTCTTCGGGCCGTCATCGCCGTACGTTTCATGAGCGAACCACATGATGAAGCCGGGCACATCGTTTCGGATGACATTCTTGAGGAACTTCATCTGCCCACCTGTCGCCGTACCATTCCAACGTTTGAGCTCAACCCAGCCCGTGAAGCCGTATGCTAGTGATCCAGCGTAGAGCCCAGCCTCATTGGCGCACATACGAGAGACGCACGCACTCCCGATGTTGACCGACAAGTCCACGACGACTTTTGAGTATTGTGTGCCGGATGAATTCCAAACGTAAGCACCCACTCTTTCAAGAGCGTCGATCAACTTGCTTTGAAAGTCCGCTTCAAGCACGCCGCTCATTATTCACCTCCCTCGAAATACGTTTCGAAATACTTCGTGACTGCCTCACTCGCAACGCCGTTCGCCTCGAAGATCGCATTCGCCACGATCATCAAGAGCGTCCGGTTATTTGTTGCGAATGTACCGATCTCTTTACCCGCGATGTAGAAACGAAACACCATGCGCGTGTTCGCCCCGATCATCTTCGGGTTCTCGTTTGAATCGTCCGGCTTCATCTCGATGATAGGTGCATCAGTCATGACGACTCATTCCTTCCTCGTCTTTGAATGGCAGCGGCGTCTCCGATTGGTCGCGTGCTTCTGCACTGACTTGCGACTCTAAGCGTAAGCATCGCGTGCATCGTGCATATTCCCGATTCATCTCCGACACGTATTCCATGTTGAGTGAGGTGCCGGGCACGCGAAGAAGCCGATTCTTGTACACCAGTTTGTGGCGAACAATCGGGAACTCATGTCCGCACATCTCGCACTTGTGCTGCACCAACCAGTGCACTTGTTTACTCTGCTCAAGCGCGTACTGCCACTCACCGCGGGTGCTGTCTCCGATGTATCCGTTGACGTTCAGGATCATCACGTGATCAGCGAGGTCAATCTTGCGCTTGTGCAACTCGTCCAGTCGATCAGCGACATCCGATCCGATCGCTTCCGCACCGTGATGATCTGCGTGCTTGCACACGCCGACACTCAATACGATGCAACCTTCGAGCGTCAACTGCCACCCGACTGAATGAAAGGTGTCCATGAATCGCGTGCTTCCGCACAGGCACCAAATCTCTGGGATGCCTCTGATTTGATGAGCCGCCTTTCGATACGCCTCCGCACAATCCGCGATGCAGTGATAGCCCGATCCGTTCGCGGCGGTCTTACCCGCGTAGTCGAAACATCGTTGTGTGTGGCGGATGTCGAAGTCCATGAAACGACGAAGCAGACTCCTTGTGTAACTTGTATTCATGATTGCTTTCCTTTCGGTTTCTTGATCCAGCCCCGACCGTTGCACGTCACACAGTTTGTGCCAAGGCCTTCGCCTTCACAGTCGGGACACTCTTCAGTAAGTCGGTTGAACGTCTCACGATCACGAAAGATCTCGACATCCTCCGGCGCGTCGATATGAAGCTTGAACGCATTTGGACGATTTGCTTGATCACCAATCATCACAGTGATCTCCGTGCCGTCAGGCAAGCAGAGATACGTCTTACGATGTTGGTACACCATCACGGTAAGCTTTGACATAACACTTTCCTTTCTAAGCCCAGCACGCAACGTCAGTCACGCACTGGGTGGAGATGAAGAAGATGCGTTGCTACTTGTCGCTACTCTTTGCGTTTGGGCAGCACTTCCTGCACACGAATCTCGAACACCGGCTCCGATCGGTTACGATCTTCTGACCAAGAGCTGCTTTGGTCGAATGACACGATATATCGCCGATCGTTCTGCACTACGGTCCACGTCCGACCGAAGTAGCCCGACATGCGATCGTCATAGTACATATCCCTTACTTTGAGGACCGTACGTGCGCCTTCCAGCACGAGGCTGTCCAGCGGCGACCAATCTACCGTCTTCGACTGGCCGACCTCATCTGGGTCATTCTGGAGCTCGATTGACCGGCCCTCAGAGGTCGTCGTCACGGCCCCGGTTCGTTCGGTCGTTTCGGTCGCTTCGTCGATCGGTTGCATCACGAGACCGGACCGAATCAGTGACGTGCCCGTCGCATTGCACCCGACGTTCAACATTGCACCGATCAATCCGACCAACACCAGCATCACAATACGTTTCACGTTGCGCCTTCCTTTCATTGAGGTTCATTCAATCGAAACGAATAGAAACGACGAGCGAGGCCAGGAGCGCTCGCCCGCCGTGCAAGAAGAGGCCAGAGACGGCCCCGAAAGATCAATCGGTTGGGAACAACAAAATGCACCGCACGTTCATGTCCCGCGGGTCAATGATGTTGTCATGAATCGTCTTGACGATGTCGCTCTCTTCACCCACTGGCATATTGTAGATGATCGAACCCACGTCCTTCGTGCAAGCAGCGGACAAGTCGCCGTAGGCCGACTGCTCGAGCATCTCGAACACTTCGCCATCACCCTTTGCAATTTGTTCGGGTTTGCGCTTCTCGAAGATCGGGTCCCAGATGGCGACCTTTCGACTGGGTCGCAATCGGTTCCACAACTCAAGGCACAATGAGTCTCGAAGTTCGTCGCTTCCCGGTCGCATCGCTGCACCAACAATGAGGACCGTTTCGTTCGCTTCGCATTCGAGAGCCTTGCGAACGATTTGCTCGATGTGCTCTTCACGTGAATCCCAACACGCTGCGATCAAATCCATGTCCTTGGCGAGACGTCGTGCTGCACGTGCGTCCTTCGGCAAACACGCACCAGAATACGGTGGGCCCGGGTTCATGTGCGAGTGCGTAAGCAAGCGACCAAACGAGCCTTCATCCATCGCGGTCGAAACGCATTCGCTTGGCGACACTCCTTCCCAATTACACAGCTCCGATTTGAGCAGGCTGTCCTCGATCACCTTCGCCCATTCGTTGACGAAGCAAATCTTCGCGGTCATGAAAGAGTTGTGAATCATCTTCGCCCACTCGGCGACGACCCACGGTACGATATGCCGAGGAACCTTGCCACGATCGTTCAACACGACCGAATCAATTGTGCCCGACACCTCGAGCGTGTCCTCAATCGTCGCAGCACGTTGATGTCCAATGATGATCTTCGCTGGCATCATGGTGTCTTCGACGCCGAAGCCTGCACGCAGGAATACCGGATGATAGAACACGCGGCGGCTCAACCGACCCGCGTATCGTTCGAGGTACCCCGGGAAGAGCGTTGACAAGATCACAACCGGACAGTCGGGAGTGCTTCCGTCAAGAGCACCAACTTGAGTAAGCACTCGTTCAAGCACGTCATAGTTTGCTTCACCCGCGGCGGTCACGGGCGTCTGCACGCCGATGAAGATGCAGTCAGGAGCAATCGGATCGTTTGGGTCCGGTTCGGTACGTGCTTCAAACCGATTCGCCGCAAGCAATTGTTGAAGCATTGCATCGCCCGTTCGTTCAACGTGCGGTACGTGTCCTTCGTTCATCTGCTTGACCTTATATCGGTCAATGTCGATGCCCGTCACGCGGTGATGATTGGCAAGGGCCATCGCGAATGCGGCACCCATGTTGCCAAGTCCATAGACATGAATGTTCTTGAGACTCATTGAACGTTCCTTTACCTGTCTTTGGTTTGGTTTCGTCGGTCGCCTCTTACAAGTAAGACGACCGTAAAGATGACGGCGGCGCCTGTCCCATACGTGACTGCATTCGTTCGCCAGAACCAATCAAGCACCGTGCCGTCACCGGGCGCTTTGTTCAAGCAATACCAAACGAGACCTAAGAGTCCCAGCATAACGATTGCAGCCAGTCGCATGATTCACTCCTTTCCGATAATGATCTCTTCCCACCACGCACGCAACGCGTCGAGCTCTTGATACATCTCACGCTCAGCGTACTCCGGTAGGTCAATGTTATCGTGCAACCGTTCGATAATGCGCATGTGGAGCTTCATGAGGTCGCACTTGCCACGTATCACGTCGGCCATTTCTTTGAGGTCGCGCATGATTGCATTCGCATGTGAATACAATCGAACCTCTTGCTTGAAGTCAGCCTTCAAGTCGTGCGGGTTCCGTTCTTGATGTACGATTGGCGTTGCGTATGCAATCGGACCGTTCATCATCGCCCGCACAACGTACGATCGAAGAATGTCCGTTTCACGATGCGTACAACGGCACGGCATGTACATCAACGGGAAAGCATCATGATGCCACAACGTGCTTTGCGAGTTGAACGGTGCAAATTGATGCGGGCCCAACAAGAGTGGCGTGTTGAAGTATCGCCTGAACTCAAAGCCAGGCGGCATCATCAATCGTTGAAACGCATCGAGGTCCGGTTCGCCGTAGTGCAAGAACTGGAATATCAACACTCGTGCTTCATGCTGCTCAACACGCTCGTATGGCGGGCTGCATTCGTACAGCGGAACATTATGCGGGAAACCGCGAGGCCAGTACTCAAGGCCGTGCTTCGCTGATGTCGCCCAGTATGTATTGGAATAGGCGTTTACCCAGCCCCTGTAGTCAGGGATGATGCGTGCAGAGCTGAATACATCAGCGGGTTGGTCTTCAATCGAATCACTGGGCGGCGGCGTCCAATAGCCTGGGCGTGTGTAACTTGAGATATTCGGAGGCCAGAATGAATCGAACATCGGCTCATTGTCATCATCCGTTTCAAGAATCCAGTCTGCACGCTGTTGCATCGCGTACAGGTATGCGAAGTTCTTGCGACCGTAGTGACCGACAGGTACACGTTCGTGCAACCTCGGCCACCGATTCTTCTGCTCAGCAAGTGAAAGATACTGAACGATCTTTCTTCCGGCTTCCGCGTTGTAGTGGTCCATGAACGCATACCACTCATCATCGGGCGTTCGTTCATCGCCCGCAACGACAAGAGCGTAGTCATCGTCCCGAAACATTCCGATCTTCGCCCACTTGTGCATTGCTTTCGTGGGCGCATTGATTGTTGTGACGCATACGATCAGTAGCATTTGACGTATCCTCCGAACTTCTGAACCCACGATAACGTATCGGGGTTTATGCCGGCATCCAATTCATGGATGCATTCGTGTAACAACGATAGGTTGGGTTCTGTCTTAGCGAGCACCTCCTCAATGAGTGTCAAGTAGTTTGCATTGGCGTATTGAATCGCACGTGCCATATCGTTCTCGCACGTCGGATCAATTCGACACGGATGATTGAGCGGTAGCACCCGTTCGCGTGCGTCATACGTATGAATGTGGTTGGTATTGAACCGACCAAAGAAGAGCGGAACGTTCTTCGCAAGCGCGTGCAGTCGCACCTTCGTTGTATTGAATCCTTTCTTCTGCGGAATGCATGGACCGGCGATGCCAGAACCAAGATGCTTCATGACGTCCTTGAAGTCCTTCAACACGCCAAGGAATACGTCAGGATACTCAACCCACAACGCGTGCTTATCCCAGCCCTTGCCACATATGCGTGTGTTGTCCGCTTCACCGGATTGAAGCCAAGGCAATAGAATATCGTCCCACGTCTCTGCACGATCACCTTTCAAGCGAGGCTCGCCGATGTGCGTGTTGGCTGCGAGTGTCACCGTGTACTTCTTCAACGTATCGGGCGCCTCCAGTCGTTGCATCCCGTACGTCGCCCAGTATTCGCAACCGGCATATACGGCACGAATCTTGAAGCTCTTGCCTTGAATCCGTTTGGGAAAGATGTCGTCTTCCTGCGAGAGTACAGCAATCGGTCGAATGTTCGGCCATATCGTTGCCATCTCCGAATCACGAACATACACCTTGGGATCAGTAACGATCAAGATACGTTTCAAGTCGAGCTTGTGCATTGCATATAAGCCCGGTGCGTTGTACCGAACACAGAAGTCACGTGTGCTTGCGAACGTTGGATTGTCGGGCCACGACCATGTAGGCGTAGCACCAGACACATTGACACAGCAGCAGGCGTCGAATTCACGTGCCGCTTCGACCATAGGCGACCAACGTTCTTCAAGTTCTGCACCGCTGATCTCTGCATCAACGTCCGTCAAGTCGGGCACGAACAATTCAACATCGTCACGTAAGTATTCACCTCCGATCGTATGCCCAAGATAGGCGATGTCATATTGACCGGAATCGGCCAATGCATTGATGATGCCCATCGTATCGAACTCAGCATTGGCACTCAAGCCTTTGCCTTCCGGTCGAAACGGCGAGCCCGTTCTTGCGACAATGATTCGTGGTTTGGACATGACTCACCTTATCGTGCATGAGATGATCGTGCCAAGAGCGCCCGCAAGCAGCACGATAATCGAAAGCCACACCGACACGGTCGCATAGTGCGTTTGACCGAAGCACCATGCGATGCCGGCAACCAGTAAGAACACCAGCATCATCAAGACGCTGGCAACAAAGGAGTGCCAATGATTCTCCTTCACGACGTTACCTCCTGTCCGTTGTAGTCGAGTTCGAGAATGCCGCCGTGCTCCGACACGCAATGTTGAACCGCCTGTGCGAACGTGTCGAGAATCGAGTTGCCTTTCTCGTCCAACGGTTCAAACCGATGATGTTCCCACTTCTGAAGAATCCACGCAGCCGGCACGCCGTGCTGAAGCAGGTAAGAGAACTGCATTGCAATCATGTCGATCAATGCTTGCATGATGCTGCCCTCTTTACTGATTTTTATAAAGACCTCGCCCGGCTGTGCGTTCTCATAGAAGCCGACCGTCACGTAGCCTTCGTAAGAGCCATGCACGATCTTGTGCGTCTTGCTCGATCGTGTCGCTTCCAGTCGAATGCGTGGGTTGCCTCGAGGCTGCACGAGCGGTCGAATGGCGGGCGGATCGACGGGCGTCACCCAACGCATCACGATCGCCCGGGCATGTTGCTCTGTCATCTCTTCAGTCGCGGGATTGTCCTTGCTCATTCCGATCAAGTCGCTCACAGCTTTGTCGATGTCAATCGTCGTTGTGTTCTTTGCCATCTTGCTTTCCTTTGCTTGTTCGTTTGTCTAACAACTTCTGCATCTCATCATCGTGGTCGGTATACCGACACATAGGCACGTTGATGTTGGAACTCTCTAAGAACTTGATGTTCTGCTTATTGTCCTCCAGCATTGATGTGTAAGCAATAACTTCAACGTCCAAGCCTTCAACCAAGTCGATGAACAAACGGTATCGCTTGGCCCACGGCCTGAATCGTAACAGGTGGTGCGGAACACCAAAGCCCAGTCCACGTCCGGTTTCCCAAACGTCTGGGCTCTCGTGCAAGTTGAGCACGAAGTGAACGGGTTTCCTACGCCACAAAGAGATGTTGAATCGGTCGTCTTCCATCGAAATCATCTTCGGGTTTGGATCGATGCCCGTTGATTCGACGATCACTCGACGAACGATCTCACGTGCGGTTTCGTAGGAAGCCCGGAATAGCAACATGTCAATCACCAGTCCCTTGTGCGTAGAACTTCAACGCATCGAAGCCGTGACGTATCGAATACCGTGCGATGTTCTTACCACACAGTGCTGGGTTCCAATTGTGTCGATCTTGTTTCGACCACAATTCACTAAAGCCGTCAAGCGATGCGTATTCCGGTCCGCCTACAAGTTCGGCCACCTCTTGTAGGCGAACGGGCTTCCAGTCAGTTTGTAACTCCGAGTCGTACACGTTACGTTCAAACACAATCCCATCGCCGTTCATTGCACCATCACGATCACGAAACACCCCACGTTGTGCAACGAGCAGGTTCTTGATGATCTTCACATCACTGAACGTTTCGTGGATAAACATGATCGGCCAGTGCTCAGTGTCAGTCGCAACGATTGCATTGTGTACAGTGACAAGATCGTTCAAGCCAACCCAACCTTCTTGCTGGTGCCCGCCTTTACCGACGAAATGAATCCCTTCGCTGGCATAGAACAAGTTGCGTGCGACACGGCCTTCACGAACGTTACCAACCGATAAGCCCCACTCGCCGGCCTGTGACGGGTCCTCGATCTCGTCAGTATCAAAGAACACATTGCTGAAGACACGTCCAGTCACGCCGTCTTTCGTTGGCTTAGCGTCACCGAAGTACATGCCCCAATTGCATTGGGTTGCGTTTGCTTGAAAGACATTGAACGAAATGTCACCGCCGCACCTCGCTTGAAGTCCGGTTGAAGAACCGCGCATAAAGATATTGCCTCGTGCAACCAGCCCAGTGCAATACGTTGTGATGTATCCGTTGTGGTTGAACTTCGTTCGGTCAGACTCTTCGTACCAACCGTTGTGATCGAAGCAGTTCTCTTCAAGCAATAGGCCGTCAACTTCGGTCACAAAGATGCCTTGTGCGTGCCCTCCTGTTGAGAAGTTACGATACACATAACATCGACGCACGGTGAGATTCGTAAAGCGTACCTCTCCTTCGTACTCGTGCCTGTACGGATCAACGACGATGTCACAATAGTCGAAGCGACATCCTTCGATTAAGAGATTCTCGCCCCACGATAAGCATCGCACTCCGTTGCCCTTCGATGTTTCGCTGATGAAGTGCAGATTGACAAGCGCGATGTTACTGGTGTTGTCCCCAGTGCTTGACCAAATCTGCACGCCGTCATCATCGCCAATGTTGAAGATCGGTCGAGGGCCGTCACCATAACTGGTGAGAACGATCGGATGCTCGGGTAAACCCGACACGAGGTTGTATTGGTCGTTCTTGATTGCACCAAGCGGTTCATTCCAAACGTCGCCCGACTTGAATAGCACCCAGTCTCCAGCGTCATCACGAAGATCTAGCCTCGCCCGATCAAACGTCGCATACGGATTGTTGATTGAACCGTCATTTGAGTCGTTGCCTGTTGAAGAGCTGACGTAGATGAGTCGTGCGTCTTCGCTTGGCTTCAAATCGGTCCAACCATTGACGACTTCAAGTGCGTACACTGCTTGCACGGCAAGTGTAACCACAAGAAGTGCCGTCACCTTTCCAATTCGTTTCATCTTGAATCCTTTCTTATTGCGTTCGTCCTGTGCGTTACGTCAATCAATCAAACGCCGTTTACACGTCTCCTTTCAGCGTCGGTGAGTTGGTCAGTCGTGCATTCTTTCGGTTCTTTCTCGTCGTCACGCCACCGACTGAAGCGAGGATGACGAAGTCGCCCGCCCGCACCGACGTATTGGTACTTCACTTCGCATACACGACCAAGATCATCGTCTTCGTCAATCATATCACGCGTGTAGTCGTCCATCCCGCTGACGGATGCAATCTCAATTGCATCACCGTGGTCGTTGTATACGCCGACAACGATTGCACCGGTATTGCCGAGGAACTTGCCCTCACCCGGCTTGAAGCCAAGCACAACACAGTCGATCGTTCGTGTAGGCTTCCACTTCCACCAGGTTCGCCAATTGTCGAACTTGAAGACTAAGCCCTCCGCTTTGTGTGCAAGCAACCACGACTCAATCGGATGCGGGTTCTGATTGAACTCGACAACGTGCTTGATGTCGAATCGGTCGTGCTTGATTGTTGGTTGAATCAGGTTGATGGGGTTATCATCTGAAGTGCGTTCAAGTCCGCACTGTTCATACGCTTCCACAACGTCGTGCGCACGTAGGTCCTTATTCTTGAACATCGGCACAGCGAAGATCGTCCAACGAAGCTTATCCCATTGGTCGGGATCTTTCACGAACGTGATGACGTCCGACGCATCGTGATCGGGTACCCAAAGTTCGCCATCCAGTATTGTGCCCGGCTTCGCCCATTGGATCGCAGCTTGAACGTCCGGGTGTTCGTCAAGTCCGTACGATCGACACATCTCCAGGTGTGGCTCCAGTTTGCGTCCCCACAAACCAACGGAGCCGAGCGAATCGACTTCAAGCGTTGTGCGCCGTCCGTCGAACTTTGGTTGCATCCACATGAAGTGGTGCCCATCCCACTCCTTTGCTTTCGGTCGTTCGGTCAACATAATAGACTACGCTCCTTTCACCATTGCATTGATCCACTCAAACGTTTCTTCAAGCCCTTCACGAAGCGACCAAGCGGGCTCCCATCCAAGCTTATCACGAATCAATGCGTTGTGACTGTTTCTGCTCTGTACGCCTTGTGGTTTGGTCGTGTCATACGCTCGCACAAGGTTCGGCTTGCCCGCGATGTCTTGAATGATATCACACATTTCGTTGATCGTCACACACTCTTCAGAGCCGATGTTGACCGGACCGTGGAACGTTCTTGATCCCATCAAGCGAAGTACAGCATCGAGGCAGTCTTCAATGTACAAGAACGATCGACGTTGTTCACCGTCGCCCCAGACTTCAATCTCGCTCTTTCCGTTGACGCCCGCCTTTGCAATCTTACGGCACAATGCGGCGGGCGCCTTCTCTCGTCCTCCTTCATACGTTCCGAACGGACCAAAGATATTGTGGAAGCGTGCGATCTTGATCGTATAACCGAAGTCACGTGCGAACGCTTGACACAAACGTTCGCCCGTAAGCTTCTCCCAACCGTAGTCGCTGTCAGGATCGGCGGGATACACAATGTCCTCAGGCAAAGAGACAACATCGTGGTGCGACTGAACTTCAGTGGGATACACGCAGGCCGACGAAGAGAACAACATCTTTGGTGCGAACTCCCAGTGGGCGGCTTGATAGCGCATCCAGTGTAAGACCGACAACGTGATGCTCAAGTTGTTGTGAAGGATCTCTGCATCGTGCCCTTGATCTTGAATGAATCCGATACCGCCCATGTCAGCAGCGAAGTGAAAGATGTGATCGTACGGACCGCGTTGCATCAATGCGTTGATCGTTTGATCTCGATTGCGAAGATCAACCGACAAGTACTTATCGCATATCTCTCGCGCATCAAACCAGTCAGGCTTGGGTTTGATGTCGATGACATCGACTTGACTGAGTTGCTGCAAGGCGTGCAGCCGTCTTGCAAGATGTGAACCGATGAAACCCGCACCGCCTGTGATAAGAATCCTCTTCTTGCTTACCTTACTCATTATGAACTCCTCGGCCTAACGGCCAAATGTAGTCTTCAAAGAGCAGCACGTTCCAATTGAAATCTTCATAGTGCAAGCTCTTAGTACAGAGATTGCTTTGATGCGCACGATGAAAAGCGCGGCAACCCAACCAGTCTGGCTTTGGAGACTCGGGCAAGAACCGCTGCCACCATAAGAAGCACTCGAGCATTGTATCTTCGTAACCACGAGCACGCCACTCATTGCATATCGCAATTGCATATCGGACCAACCATGACTCGTGTCCTTTCCACATGCGTGTACACTTGTGATTGGCATAACCGTAGCTTGGCACAAGGCAACCGAATAATACTTGCAAGCATTCGCTTCGTTGCTTGCCTAGTCGCCGTTGGTCTAAGCACCGTGCGCTTCGTTCAAAGCTTGGATACGGTAGAAACGTTTGCACGTTACTTTCCTTTCAAGAAAAGAGCGACCGCCCAGTGGGATGAGCGGTCGCTCTGCTGGTGGGAACGATCAATTCATAGCACACCTCCTTACTTATGTATCATTGTGCAAATGCAAATGATCGTCTATTATACGATCGGATAAACCCGTGTGAAATAGAAGGACCGGCCCGAACACCGGACCGGCCCACCATGAAGGAAAGTAGCTTATTCAACCGGGCAACGACTGTTGTGACTGCCCGGGGTTTGTTCGTCTTAGTCGGTTTGACGTTCCAATGTCGACGTTCTGCCCATCCGTTGAACCACGTAGGTACGCACGACTGTCAACCGTTGACCGACGGGACTTCGTGCTACGCACATGCATGTTCTCGCTCATATACCGTTCGATGATCGCGTCTTTCGCGAGGATGATCGCACCAGCCTGACTTGCTTGCTGCTTCGATGCGTCTTGCATACGTCGTGCTTTGTCGATCAATGCCGAGACGAATCCTTCGGCGTACGATCGATGCATGGTGCCAAACCCGTTTCCGTATCGCCATCGGGCCATCGTGCGAATTGTAACGAGCAGCTCTTCATAGAGCTCGCAAGCAATCGCAACGTCACGAGGTAAACCGATGAACACTATTGACTTTCTTGTCTTGCGGCGACCGTCACGCCACTCGGGCACCGTGCGAATCACGAATCGAACATCGCATATATAACAGCTTACCCACGCGAGATTCTGCTGCCACGGCGTGATCACGCCCGCAGAGCGTGCGTCCTGTTGGATGACTTCAACGGTTTCGGCGGCATCGTCTTCGAGGACCACTTGGTCTTCAGCGATGCCAGCCTTGTCCATCAAGTCACGTGCCATTCGCAATGCGTTCTCGACTTCACCTTCGCTTGCACCGTCGTCTTGTGCAAGACGCATCAGCTTTCGTATTCGTTCGAGGATCTTATCTTGTGCAGCGGTTGACATTCTACTTTCCTTTCTCTTCGTCGTCGTTCTGAAGTTCGTCGAGCTTTCGTTGAAGATCAAGCACTTGGTTCGCAGCGCGTGTCAGTCGCTTGATGAGTGGGGAATTCGTCAACAAGCTTAGGCGTTCTTCGATCGTTTCGATATGCGCTTGAATGCGAGGTATCTTCCGCTCTGCCTCTGCTTGTTTCTGACGCATGTCCTCTTGCTTCCGACGAAGCTCGGCAATCTGACGTTCCCACGCTTTGATACGTTGGTCACCATGATCACGATTGGACACATGAGCGTTCAACGCTTGACGGTTATAATCGAGTGCTTCACGTAAGCTTTCGATCTCGGCCATCAATTCGCTTTGGGACTTTGGTATCTTGCGCTTAGTCCTTGCCTTCTTGGTCATGCTACTTTCCTTTCATTCTTTCTACGAATCAAACGACTGCACCGGCCTTTCGACCGGTGCAGTGCGACTTCATACGAAGCGTTGGGTTTCGGTTGAAACGAACGAAGTGCTTCAGTCTTCGTTCTCTTCTTCCTCCTCGTCGCCTTCCATTTCGGCGAGGGCACCGAGGAGACCTTGTGCGGCATCTTCGTCGATGCCTTGCGCCTTGAGGACTGCGGCAACATCCACGTCCTGCTTCTTGAGGCGACCGACCAACTCGAGCATGGTCTTCTGAACCTTCTTGAGTCGGTTCGCTGCCTGGCGGGTTTCCTTGTCGCCGAGGGTGCGTGCTTCTTCGGCTTTCGCTCTGAACTCTTCGGCTTTCGTTTCGTATTCAGCAGCCTTCATATCGAAGTACGTCGCCTCACTGGCGAAGTCCTTCTTCTTGAGAGGCTTGTGCTTCGACGAATCGAAGTCGTCCGGGATTTCCTTGAAGGGATAGACATCGGGATCGTCCGAGTCGACAAGCGGGTGTACCACTTTCTTCGGCTTGGCCGCCGACTCGTCCTTCGAGCCCGGGCGTGAACCGCCGGTATTCGTCTTGACGTTTGCCTTCTTACGAGCGGTTGCACTCTGACGATTTGCGGATCGCTTAGCCATTTCATTGTCCTTTCTTTGACTTGGCTTGGTGCCTCACATGAGGCGTGACCCAGAACGAACATACACGATGGTCAATTCTGCTTTGCGTTTCGACGCATTGCTTCATTGGCCATCACACGTTTGAGAGTTTGATCTTCGTGCTGTTGGGTAGCATACGCTTCGGGGAAGATCGCATCCTTCAACTTCTTTGGCATCGATTGCATATTCGTTGCTTTGAGGCCAGCAAGTTGAAGTTTGATCTTTGCGAGTTGGCACGCTGATTGGTACAACTCTTCTGCACAATCACAACGGCGAGTACGAACACGCACGTCGAGTGCAATTGCTCGTGCAAGCTGGTGAGCAAGAAAGTTCCGAACGTAGATGGGCGAGCCCTCGATACCAACGTCGGGGTGCCCATCAACGAACACTTGAAGAGCGTACGTGTCAGATGACGTACAACACAACACGAATAAGAGATCGGTTTCCTGTTCGTCAGTCATTCTACTTTCCTTTCGCTTTGGGCAGTCTCATCAGACTGGCTTGCCCAAGGTCCAGTGACGTCCGATCAAATGATCGGGCGTTTCGACTTGTCAGATATGATGCGTGAAGATGCGACCGGGAATCTTATCCCACTCTTCAACGTCTTCAAGTTCGATTCCTGCATAGCCGTGTTCAATCGCAAAGCGTGCCACACGCACCGCTTCAGAACGATCGGCCGCCGCAATGTCGATTTCATCGCCGGGCAAACCGTGTTCATCACGCGTGAATGCTGTCCAGCGTTTCAGATGATCACCGTTGTTGTGCTGATCGCCGTCGAAGACATCGGCAAACTTGTTCTCTTGCAGTCTCATTCTACTTTCCTTTCGTTTCGTTCGTTTCGCGGGCAGTCTCATCAGACTGGCTTGCCCAAGGTCCAGTGACGCCCGGTCGATTGATGACCGGACGTTTCGACTTACTCTTCAACGAAGTAGTCGGCGTAGTGTGCGATGCGATTGTTGTGATGCGTCTCTGCATCGGCCTTTTCTTGGCAGTAGTGCCCGTGGTGCAGGCCGCCGCATTCACGGTTCCACACGTGAGAGGTCCAACGAGCATTTGATGTCCAGCCTTCACCGCGATCAATCAGAACCGAAACGCAACACCCGTTGGGTTCGGCAACGTGATCGAGGACGACTGCATCAGAACCGAATGCTCGTTGTGTATCCAACTCCAAGCGACTAAGTTCTTCGCCCGTCAACGGATTCTTAGAAGCAACGAAGCAAGTCGGACAATACATGTTGAGGCCGACTTCTTTGAACACATCAGCGTCACCCCATCGTCCACATCGTTCGCAGGCAACGAGATTCTCGTCTTCGATTGCATTCTCGACTGCATCACGCACTTCGTCGTGCGACCGTACGGTGGTTGTGTCCGGAATGTCCCATTCACAGATCATCGAGCCGTCATCTTCAGTCATGTAAACCTTCATACTACTTTCCTTTCGTTTCGTTCGTTTCGCTTCGGGCAGTCTCATCAGACTGGCTTGCCCAAGGTCCAGTGACCGGAGCATTGTGCTCCGGTTTCGACTTAGTCGGTGTTGAGGTCGTCATCCCAATCAGCAACGCCGTCCTCATCATAGTCGTCATTCTCTTCGTCGAATTCATCCCACTCGTCGATGTCGTCGTCGTCGAATTCATCCCACTCGTCGATGTCGTCGTCGTCTGCTTCGTTGTCGGGATTCGACAAGTCCTTCAAGAGATCGCCGAGGTCAGCGTATCCGTCAGCATACGCATCGTCGGTGAAGCCTTCGTCATAGACGTCTTGTGCAATCGAAACGACGTCCCACTTCCCGTCGGACACCAAATAGATTGCAGTGCAAAGCAATTCGGAAGTCGATCCATCAAAGATCGACACCTCGCCGTTGGCATGCACATCAACGATCATTCGTGTTCGTGACATTCTACTTTCCTTTCACTTTCATTGGTTTGACGTTCAAACGTAAACACAAATAGAAAGACCGGCTCGCGATTGTTTCACGCAAGCCGGACGATTGCGAAAGGAACGAAAGGATTTGTATTCGGCTTAGAACTTACTAACGGTTGGGCTCAGGATTCGGTCGCTTGTCGCAAGCTCCTCACTTGCCGTAGACTATTCCGCGTCACGAAACGCTTCAAACGAAACGCACCGTGCCGGTCCGTCACCGTGTTCACTTCTTCGCACTGTGTTGTCAAAGAGCCGGGCCAAGCTTTCCGTTTCGCACTGGGCGTCGAGCAACCAACCTCATCGGACTACGGACGTGCTTGCAACGTGTTGCTCTTCCGATCGTTTCACGGCAGTTTGAAATGACAGGAGCGGTGCGGCCGATCGGATTGCCTTGACCTGTCGTTCAATCGTATCGGCCTGATCCGGTCCAGTCGATCAATTGAACCGATATTTGTGAAAGAAAGTATCGTGCGTAACCCGTTACCGGACAACGACTTACGCACGGTCTTTCGGTTCATTTCCAAAGAATTCCCGTGCGTAACCCGTTGTCCAGAAACGACTTACGCACGCCCGTAGAGGGCATTTGACGGGTCCCCGGTCCGCCGTACCCGATACTACCGGACCGGACCGGAAAGCGGGCCAGTCGTGACGGACCGGACCCGGTTTGGGTCGTCCGCACCAGCCCGTATCGAATCGACGAACCGGGCGCCCTGATTGCACGATTCGGTTCGTAGTCGATCGACCGATCACGCGACGAATCAAGCCGCACGCGGGAGGTGGAACACAGCATCATCGGACGATGCTTCACGCCACGTTGACGTTGCATACCCGCCTTCCACAGTGATCGGCACTCTAAACCGATTCTCTTCACCGTGCAATTCAAGTGTGTCACGAATGTATTGACGTACTTCATTGCTCTCTCCTACATCGCGTGAACAGGCGAATAAGAATTCATCGTGCACGCACGCCGCGACACGAATGCCAAGATCACGAATCATCGAGTTATATCGCGGTGCGATCTGAACAAGCTTTGCTTTCATCACATCAGCAGCACAAGATTGAATGATCGAATTGAATGCGCGATAAGCAAACATTATTGGGAGATGGCGTCGGCGACCGTACGCATTCTTGACCCAACCTCGTCCTTCGGCCAAAGCCACAGCACGATCACTCGTCGCTTTGATTCCTGGGAACGTTCTGTGATAGGTGTTGTACACCTTGCGTGCTCGACGTTCGCACAGTGATTGGAAGCGACGCGCTTTCTGGCTTGGTCGAATCTTTCCTGCTGCAATCTCTTCATCGACGACGTGCGAAAGGTCCTTCACCAAAGCAGGCTCGCCCGCGAGCATCGTAAGAACCTTATGCCGACCGCCACCATAGGCGATTGCAAAGTTGACGTTCTTAGCGGGCTTACGTGGTATGCCACACAAGTCAGCGACGAATTGATGAAAGTCCGTATCGGGATTCTCTGCATACGCCCTGATCGCTTTCTCATCGCGTATGTAGTGACAGATAAGTCGAAACTCGATTTGTGAGTAGTCGAATCGCAAGAAGCATTCTGAATCAACCGGATGAACCAGCTCTTTCGCCTCGGGCGATAACTGCTGTGCATTCGGGTTCTTACTTGACATTCGACCGGTGCGCACAGATTGGTTGTACGTGGGATGCAAGATACCGTCGATGTTGAGCTCTTGATACGGACGAACAAAGAAACCAAGCAGAGTGTTGAGCTTACGCCACGAAAGCAACTTATCGAAGAACTCATACATCGAATCGTCGGACATCACCTCGGGCAATCGTTGATATGCGGCGAGAGCGTCCTTGTTGAACGACGGGTTGAGCAACGAATCATCGCCCTCTTCCTCTGCCTTCTCGATTGAACCCTTCGTGTATTCAACGGCGGGCAGCCCGAAGTGGTTCATGATCACATCAGCGATGCTATCTGGTGTACCCGGCGAGAACATTCGACCGACATGATTGTGCATCCATTCTTCAAGTTGCACCATACGTTGCAGTGTGGTGATCTCTTTGGCGACGAGTTCGGTTTCATCAACTCTTAGGCCTTCGTTCTCGATGTCGTACAATACAGGCGTAAGAAGTATCTCGTTGTCCCACACCTCCTTGACTTCGCTTGGCCTTCGCTTGCACATGTACTTCCACAGAAGCCGGTTCATCTGAACGTCCATGCATGCATAACGCCCAAGCAAGTCCGGTGGCGTATCGCCAAAGTCTTTGGTCTTCGCAGCCTCGAGCCAAGCGTGTAAGAGTTGCTCTTCACGAAGGTCCATGTCGAGCCAGTCTTCGCTCAAGTCTTTCAGCCCGTAGCCCTTGCCACCATATCCTCGGTCGCTGTCGATCAACTTTGCGAGAGTCATTGTGTCAACAAGACGCCCACCAAACTCTGCACCTTCATTCGTACAGAAGTGCGCATCAAACTTGACGTTGTGATTCACCCAATCATTATTGGCACCGACGGTCTCTTTCAACCAGCGATGCACCTGTTCAATCGGTAAGCATCGATGTTCGTAGTCCCAGTGGCGTATCGGTATGTAGTACGCATCCGGGTTATCATCGTGCGTTACTGCGATGCCGGCAATCTCATCGCCGTGCCATGGCGATATTGCCTTGAGCTTAGGGTCGCCGCTCGTCGTTTCAACGTCGAGGTATAGCTCGCGTGCACCACGCAAGTCCGGTAGTGGGTCGCCCGGCTCGAGCATCTTACATCGTTGACCGCTTTGTACTCGTAAGTCGATCATGTTTACTTGCTTGCTTTGCTTTCGTTGATAAGACCACCGGGCTGGAAGACCAGCCCTTTCTTTGATTCATACGCTTCAACATACGATTCATCGCCGATCACAAGACGCCAATGTGTCACACCCGCAAGCTCAAGAATCTGCAAGCCCCGATCGTCACTGTAGAAGTTTGACCAATACACTAAGTCGATTGCACCGCTGTTGACGATTGCAGTGGCGCATCTCCAGCACGGTGCGGTCGTGCAGTATAATGTTGCGTCTTTGATCGCTTGTGAATCGAGCTTGTTGATTGCGTTCTGCTCAGCGTGTGCACAACCACAGTCTTGCTTGATACCGGAGCAGAACGAGTGAGGCAGCTTTCGTGCCGGTCCGTTGTATCCGATTGAATGCACGGCGCTGAAGTCCTTGGGAAATACGATTGCACCACATGCTAGTCGCTTACATACTGAAAGCGCGGCAAGCTCATGGGCGAATCGAGCCATCACGATAAGCTTACGCATTGATCGTTGCACGGTGCTTTCCTTTCGTATTGAAGACAAGTCCAGTGCGCTCTTGTTCATGTCTTCGATCAAGATACTGATCGACGATGTCATTGGCAAACTGGCTTGGCCACCGTTCACCATTGGAAACTATCGGGTAGTCGACCTTGCAAACACCGGAGTCACTAAGTCGAATGAACTCATTGTTCACTTGCACGATCTCAGTAAAGCGATACATCTCTTTACTTTGATCGCACTTGGCCCATTGATCCGCGAGGAAACGATTATGATTATCCCCTCCTCGCTCAGCGATACAAAGCACGACGAATCCGCAGTGCAGAGTTGTCCAAGCGTCGAGAGTTTGTAAGCCCGCGGCGCTAAGCGTCTCTTGATTCTGAAGTGCTTGACCGTATGCCTGACGACTCAAGTAGAACCGATCCCACACGACGTTCGGATTCATCAACGGAATGTAGTCGGTATACTTATCAAACGACTCGGGTAACTTACTAAGAGGCAACGGTATGTGCGACTCGCCCAGCTCGTTCAATCGTTTGACGAGTGCACGAACAAGAGTCGTCTTGCCAACAAGATCGGTTCCTTCAACGATAATCATGACTTAGTCCTTTGCAATCTGAATGTCGTGAGCCGCTTTCAATGCGGGTGAGAACGGATTGAACGGTTCATTAGGGAACCAACGCGTGCGTACGCATCGAACAAGATCGGACATCAACGAACCGTGACCGCACATCGCATCGATCATATCATCGGATACACGATCTCGATTCTCTCGCATACGCTCCTCGAGCTCCATTGCATTGTTGATCGCTTGAGAGATCGGTCGCCCGTGCCACTTCCAGTCTGTGATCAGGTGATCTTGAGTGGCTGGGTCAAAGATGTCAAGGTCGTCAGGCTTGAGATTCCGATCGTACAAGTGCATGCTTCCAACGTTGTGCGTATACGTTCCGGGCATACACTTGATCGCCTCGGCAATCAATCGTTGTAAGCAGGTGAAAGCAAAGACGTCATATGGGAACCCCAACCAAATATCGTTGCTTCGCATGTAGGTGATCGCATGAAGTCGGTCGTTGCGTCGAATGAACTGCACACCAAGGGTGCAAGGTATGTCGCCTTTCGACCCAGTGATTGAATGTAGTAAGTCACCCGCATTCCACATGGTGATCACGCACTGTCTTGTATTAGGTTGACGTTGAAGCAACGTGATTGCGGCGCTGATCTGCGTGTTGAGCGGCAGGTCCCCAACCATCTGACCGTATTCTCTGTCACGCAAGTACGAACCAAGCGTACGAAGAAACACAGGATCATTCGTCCATCGCCAACCGTATGCACCGTGTGCCACACCGAACTCAGCGAAGCGATCGTATTGTGGCGCATATTGATGTATCATCTCGATGTCACGGTCGCCTCGACAATACCAAAGGAACTCCGCCGCAGCATAGGCGACGCTCAACTTGCGCTTTGGGTGTAAGACGAAGGTTTGGGTCAGGTCACGCAGTTTGAATACATGCCCAATCAATTCGCGGCACCCACCGTCGCGACTCTTCAGTCGATTGCCGTTGTGTGCGAGGTCGTTGTAAAGAACTGGCCACGTGAGTGAGATCGAATTGCTTACAAGATCATGCGGTGTTTGGGGTGACATGGTCTCTGTCTTTCTTTCGTGGAATACGCTGCGGTGCGTATTGCGTTATGTTGAATACTTTCTCATCAGGAGTTTCGTCAAACCACTGCCCTTGCCATTCTCCGTGCGTATCGGAGTAAGACGACTCAAAGTTCTCGCCGCCCCACTGATCATCAAGATAGAGCAAGGCCTGCTTCGCCAACCACTCGCCGGCACAAGGGCAAACGCCTTTGGCGATTTGACCGACAGGGTTCCAGCCTTTGGGCAAGACATCCTTATCCCAACCCATAAGTAATGCAAGTTCACGAACCGTCAACGGTCGATCAAGCTCGGGATGTAAGAAACGTCCGGCACTTCCGTGAATTGTTGGACAAGCACGATCCCACTCAACACGACGAATACAATGCGCACTGAACGGCATCTTAGATTGTGCGAGTGCAGAGATGTCCGCAAACCCGTCGGCACCTCGAGCCTCAAAGACGTCTGGTCGGTAGTTATGCAGGACGTTCAAGCATTCGCCCTGCCTCAACTCCGGCACCATCGCCCATTCATCCGTTGTCAAACGTTGGTATGAGTTCCCGTTGTACTTGCACTCCTTCGCACCAAGTGGCCGTTCATCAGAATGCTTTGGCTTTGATTGCTTGAATCGACCGATGATATCACGCACAGTCGCGTGCTCTGTGACAAGGTTGTCGGGTGGTTCAATGTTGAACGGTCGATCACGCTTGTAAGCGGCGAAGAAGTATCGCTTACGATGTTGTGCGTTACCAAACGTCGCAGCATTGATGAACAGGTGCGCGATTGCATAACCGTTTGGCACGAATACGTTGTCACGCAAATAGTCAAGCAACGGTCGGCCCGTCGTGTAAGCTTGTTGAACCGACTCCCAGATGCCAAGTTCAAACTGGCCTTTCACAGTGAACCAAGCGAAGTCATGAATGTCACACGTCGCCTTTGCCCAAGGACCGTGTCGGCCATCATCATAGCCTCCGGTCAACGTAGAGAAGGCAGTACACCGCGGGTTGCCAAAGACAAACACAGCATTCTTGTAGAGTGATAGGGCTTCGTGCCAAGCTTCGCGATTTGGTGTATTCACGAAGTCAATACCCATCCCTTCAACGGTATCTTTGCCAAGACCGTGAAGTTCAAACTGTGCGGGTACGTTGAACACTTTACGAACGCCTTGTGTAAAGCCACCCGCGAACACATGACAACCTACAGCGGTGTACGTCATTGGTTACTCCTGAACGTTTCGACGATGCTCCTCAATGATACGAAGCAAGTCGGGCGGTTCGTATGTATTGCCCTTATGACGAAGACGCTCCGATCCATCAGCTTCTTTCGTCATGTTGCTTCGTTGAACCTCGAGGAAGCCAGCATCGAAAGGCAACCCAAAGGCGACAGCAGTGCCGACCAACACGTACACGGCGTCACAGAGTCCGTCAAGCGTCTGCACTTCGTTGCACTGTGACATCGCAACGAGAAGCTCACCGACCTCTTCGACGATAAGATGAGCGCGAATCAAACGCAAGTCATAGTCACCGGGACGATCCATGTCCGGATGAAGTGTACCATTCTCCCACGCTTTCGATAGTTCGATAAGCATGATGCCAATGCGGTTCAACTCTGAACTCGCACCAAGTGTTTGACGTTCGAGTGGTTCGTTGATTGCGAACCCGTGCTTGCTGTGAAACTCTTTCAGCATTTGTTCATACGATCTCATGATGCTTTCCTTTGCTTTATTGAATCACGTATCCCATTCCATCCGCAGCATCGACCATGCGGTCACGTAGATGCTGCGTCATATTGAACAACACTTCGTCCTCGCCCATCGCTGTGAAGAACTCATTCATGATGCAACGAATCTCTGCATCCGCATGATCCGACATACGCATCTCAAAGATGTGATTCCACTGACGTAGACTTGCGCTGAAGATGAGTTGCGTTTCAAGTGCGTTACCGAGTAGACCGCGTGCTGCGCCGCGAGCTTGCTTACGCGCTTGTGCAACCGACGTCTTCTGATTTGTCTTGATCCATGCAGCAAGCAAATCGTGTTGTGCAATATAAGCAGCGATCGCCGCGCCTTGCGTTTCAAGGTAACGCGCGTAAGTTGCCTTCTTCAACTCTTCGGTCTCAGTCTTGTTCTTACCTTTCAATTCGTCCACGTACTTGAACCACAGAGGGTGCGGCCACCACGGTGTATTCGCTTCGTTACAGAAGCGTGTGCTTCGCTGGCTTATCGCCGTGAAGTCACCGTGACGAACAAGTTCGTGACTGAATCCTCGACTTCCTTTGAAGAATCCAGTCACCCACGTTGAGTCGGGCGTGATAGGTCCGCGTTGGTGCTTATCAAAGTACACCCCGACCAACCCGCCCACTCGCGTCTCAAGATCCTTGGGCAACGATAGATCAACGATCTTATTCGCACGAAGCTCGCGACGAAGGTTCTCGATGATCTGTGTTGCAAGATGCGCACTATACGGGTTGACGTCTTCGAGTCGAAGCAGTGACGACCACGAATCCCACTCGAGAACCGTGTGCATATTCATCGTGATGTTCACATGCGGAAGGTTGACCGATTCAAGCTCCTCCTCTTCATCGTACGTTGCGACCAATGGGAAAGAGTCGATCCAAACGCCCGGACGATTCAAGAATACGGTGGCGGTGTCAACGTTCCACGGGTACAACTTGAAGGTAAAGTTGCAATGTTCGTAGACCGATAGATGCCCGACGTCACGTACGTGTTGGTGCCACTCTTCGCTTGAGCGGCCAGAGCCGAACGAGTCGTAGCATACACGGCCCGCGACCTCCGCCAATTGATCGAGAGCGGTGCCTTGAAGTTGGTCGTCTTTCGGTTCGCCCATTGCTTCGGGCAGTCGCACCTCACCGTCGGTTGTTGAATAAACAAGGTGGGCGCGTTCATCGTCAAGAGTTGCGAGTTGTATTCCAAAGGGCATGACGGGCTCCTATTCATCGTCATCATCGAAGACATATTCATTGTGCACTAACGCTAGTGCAACTTCAAGTGCTGGAAAGTTCTTGACATGATCGCATTGCGTCACCAACCACGTCAGGTATTCGGGGTCATCTTCAGCGATGTTACCTAGGCGACGCCCGCGATACTTTCCGAAAGGCATGATCATCGCGATTGCAGAGTCTACGCTAAGCTCATCGGGGTGCATATTAGAACTCCTCTTCCTCTTCATCAACAAAGTCCGGTCGGTCGGCCTTCGCCGCGTCGCCGGAATCACGCAACGTACGAAGCATGTCAATGAAGCCCGGTGTCTTTCGATACGTTCGGTCACAGCGTGTAAGCGCGTTCTTACGAACAAGCAATGATAGAAGCTTGGTTGCTCGCTCACGCGTCCACCCGCACCAATCGCATATGTCAGCAAATGCGATGTTGTCCGTTGCCAACATCTTCAAGACGAAGTCCGACGGGAAGGGCACATCAGTGAGAATACGATCGCGCACTCGTCGTGAATCATCTGGTGTCATACTGGTTGCGGCGAGCATTGCAGAAGAGAACTCTTTATATCCGCAAGCGTTATCAGAATACAACCTATCGAGAGTTTCTGCGATGAACTCGACGTGACACCGTCGAATCACCAGCACGTTACGGTCGTCATCATCGTGACTGAACGTTCGCGCCGCTAAGCCCGCTGATAATCGTGCTAACTTGAATCGCATTGAGCCTCGATCAACGATCGGCATTGATTCACTGTACATTCCGCACAACCACACTGCTTTATCAAGGATCGCTTCTTCTGCTGCATTGGTGAATCGTACTTGTGGCACGCCGCGGGTCCACGCCCAAAGAATGTTTCGTCTGCATAATTCCGATGTGTACTGATGCGGCACCTTTGGTCGCTTGCGCATCAACTTGTTTATCTCGTTGACCGGCACTTGTCCCTCGGCGACGATAAGCACGGCATCAAATCGACGAATATCTTCAAGCGAGCCGATCAACTCTTTCACTGCCTCCACACCAAAGTTGTACGCAGCAAGCGGTCGATCACTGCGTGGATTGCTTACCATCACAAGCCGCGTTCGTGCATGTGATCGTCGCTTCTCGATCTTTGGTATTTCAGCGATGCCAGTCGATCGCATATCGGTCAACTTACCAAGCACCTCGGTGCTGGTCCCTTTGATCTCTTCAAGAATCACCAGTCTCTTGTCGTGCGTTGGGATCACGCCCCACGTAACGAACCACCGATTATTGCCTAACTGCTGTAAGCCACCAAGCAGGCCAGCAACCGTTGCATTCTTACATTCAATTCGTTCACCCAAACCGTAGTGACGCATCATACGAAGCGTGCTTTCAGATTTGCCCTGTGCAGTATCACCAACGATCAAGAGCTCGCCCCAACCTTTCTCCAACCTGCTGTCAAACTCGAACAAGAGTGGCGTGTGATAGATAACGTCAACCATCAAGTGCATATCACGACGATGAAAGATGCGTGTCACATTTGCTTCAAGATCTTCATACACTTGATTCAATCGTGCGTGCAACGATTCAACGGTCCACTCTTTCGGCTTGAAGATCGCGAGCTCATCAAGCTCATCCTCTTTCGGTTTGAATTGGTTTAGGCTGTCTTCGGATAGTGCAAGATCGTTGGCGAGCAAGATTGCTTGCTGCGTCTTTGGATGCGGCCACGATCGACCAATCAACCGATAGGCGACATTCGACTCCACCTCTTTCGATACAATGTATGCCGGTCGTGTAACGTGTTGGTCATCGCGTCGGCCTATTTCAAGTTGGGGCGTTAGTCTAACATCGTGTACGTTGTAGAACGTTCGCGGTGTGAACTCTACAACGTCGCACGGCGGCATGCACAACGCATCCAGTATCCACTTGCGATGTTTATCCGTTGACGTTTCAACCATACCGATAAGTGCGGGCGATTGTGCAGAGATCGTTAGGTCAACAAATCCGTGTTCATCTGGTTTCTTGTGAAAGACTGGACATTCAATACAGAACTCTTTGTTTCGGGTGCACGAGCATCGCACATCCTTTGGCAACAAGTACGGCGCCGTATCAATCGCCGACACAACGGCGGTCAATCGTACACGCTTCCCGGTTCGTTCTGCATCGGCGGCTTGATGAAGATCGATGTCCTCCGGTTCGTTACGATCAAGTGGTTCCTTTACTTGAAGCGCAGGTGGTTCCCAAAGCGGCGCACGCTTTATCAAACCGATAAGATCGGCGCTCGTCGCATCTTCACGGCCAAACCAATCATTCACATCGCCGTGTGGATACTTCGATTCATCAAGCGGCAATTCAGCCACTCGAACTTTCTTAGCGTATGCGCTTAGCATCGCCGCTACTCGATCAGTCGCTTTCTTACCTTCTGTATCAATGTCGAATAGGATGACAACGTCTTTGCCTTCAAGCAAGTGCGACAGTGATGGGTCCCAATTGCTCTCGCCGCCCGTTGCACTTACGGCGCCAATCTTCGACGGGTTCAAGTAGTGCTTACACAGAACCGCTTTGAGTTCGCCGCCACAGATGACTATCGTATTGAATCGGTCAACTTGTTCTTCTTGATACAAGCGAAGCTTTCCGTAGCCCCGCGTGTTACGCATCTTCTGATCACCAGGCGCACCGGGCATGTATCGACGAATGTTGACGATGAACCCGTCTTTGTCTTGCACGGGTATCGTGATGCGGCCTTTGTTTATGCCAAGCTTTGCGTCACGAATCATCTCATCAGTTATGCCGCGCTTACGAAGTTCGCGAAGAGAAGGATTCGCTTCCCAGATTGCGTTGTGATATTGTTCGACGAGCTTGGGGTTGAGAACTTTCTCTTGACGCAGACCGGCGTAACGCGAGCACAAGTCTTCATAGACCGCGACACGCGTTGTGTTCAATGCATTCGCTAAGAATGATAGGATGTCGCCACTGGCCTCGCACCCGGCGGTGTAACATCGCCACTGGTTCTTCTCAACGTTGATCGATGCGGAAGGGTTCTTATCGTCGTGACACGGACAGGCCACACGAGCTTCATCCCCTTGAAGATCGTACTTCCAGCCTATGCGCTCCAACTCAGCAAGCGCGTTTATCTTTGTCAAGTCGATGTTCGCCACTACACGCCTCAACTTCAAGCACAAGAAAAGTTGCACGACCAATAAAGGCCGTGCAACCGTATCTCCCACCCGGATACTTACATCTCGGTTTCTTCTTCGTCGCCGCCACTAAGGCCGTCCTCAGTCGCGGGAGTTGCCTCGAGGTCGGTTTCATCGAGGTCCTCGCTTGGCACGAGCTTGGATCGTTCGTGCAGGTCTTTCAATTCGAGATGCTGTTCCTTGAGGTATGCAAACTGTTCGGCATCCTGAACCCAGCCCGCAGACTGAAAGTCCAGTCCCCACCAGTCGCCGCCGTTACGCGGCGGACGAAGTCGAGGAGTGAACCGAATACGTTGCCCGTAGACGGGCGCCTTGCGTGAAGTGAGCAAGCCGCAAAGATTGCGACCGGTGATGTGCTCTGCACGAGCGAATCCAATGAGAACAATCTGCTCGTGCATCGGATGACCGGGCATATCAACAATGCAAACGAAGTTGAGAACCTCCGTATGCATGATCTTGAATTGCGGGTTGTCCGGGTCCTTCTCTTCGCGAAGCTCAGGGTTGCGAGCTTTCTGAACAATCGGATCCTTCTTGTCGGTCGTGCGATACCGGATCATACCGGCAGCTTGATTCTTGATGTCGTTGCATGTCATCCATTCGGGGAAGAAGAACAGCGGGATCACCTCAAACGGCTCGCCCTCTTCGTCGTTGTCATCGCTTGGAAGCGAAAGCACCTCTTGCGTTGAAGCAACGATGCACGTGCCAACGTCGAAGCGTTCCTTGAGAACACGTTGTGAAGAGTCCTGCACGATCTTCAGTCGAGGAACAACACGGTACTCTTCCATGACCTCCGTGCCGGTCTCCTCTTCTTGTGCGATGAACTCTGGCATCGTCTCTTCTTCAGGACGAGTGGCGAGCGCCTTGGCGTCATCACCATTGCGCTTGGTTGTCTTTTTCTTCGCCATGTCTTTGTTCCTTGAAGTATTGAAGTGTTGAAGTGTTGAAGTATTGGTACTTTCAGAGATTTGCTTTCGGATTCTTTCTCAAAGTCAACTTATAGATGGGGTAGGTCTTTGACGGATCGATGCCAGGTATGTTGACCGTACCATCACGCATCATCGCAGTCACGAATGAAACGAGCGTAGGCCAGTGTGGCATGAACGCCTTGTGCTGCACCATGCTGCTGGGCAAACCAAGAGCGACGCATAAGTCCATGAACTCTTGCGTGTCGCGCTTTGGCATGTTCACACCATACTTCACATCAATTGATCCGGTCGCAAATCGACCACGCACCTTGTCGGTTGCTTTGGACTCGTCCTCGAGCCCTTCTTGCGACACGCGTAAGCATGTCACATTCGTGATCATATCAAGTAGACGGTTCGTCTCCTTTCGTATGTCGTCATGAAGCTTACTCAATTCACGCAAGACGTAAGCAAGATCAACGGTGTCAACGTTGCTTATGCTTCCAGTTTGGACCGCCTTACGGAACTCCACCAAACGTTTGTATGTCCGTTGATGCAACTCCTCACAGTGGTGCAACATCGTAACGGCGGTGTCAACCCTTTCATCAGGGTGTGCTTTATCAGACTGCTTTTCTTTCTTCTTCGCCATGAGCGGCTCCTGTCATAAGATCGTCTACACTAAGTGATCGTTCTTCGTAGTCGCCAGAGACAGCGTTGAATGCAAGCAAGCGTATCGTTCCGTATCGTTGGAAAGCGACCGCCACGGCGATGCTCACCGCCATCATCTGACCCGTCAAGCAAATGTAGTCTTTCTTGGGGTCATACCGATAACTCTCGAGAGTGCGAATCGTCAACGGTGCAAACTCATGAACCAAGAAGGGCACAACTTTGTTATCCATGAGAGTCACAATGTCGCCAAAGTCCGCAGCACCAGACACATCAAGATTCGGCTTAGGCGACTGTATGAAGAACACCCGCGGAGTGGGGTCAACAAGTTCGTGTTCGGTCGTCATTCAAACGTCTCCTTTCTCAGGAGCGGTTTCGAGGATACGCTTCATGACATCGCGAATGTCCGCGAACTCCATGGCGTCGATCTTCTTCTGTGTCACGCGTGCTCGAATCTCTTCATCAATTGTACCCGGCACAACGTAGTCTCGATAGGTGACGTGCACGCGTGTTCCGATACGATGTGATCGCTTCTCGCTTTGTGAACGATTGCCAAGCGACCAATTCTGTGAGAAGTAACCAACGAGTGTCACGTTGGTGCCGGTGTCTTCAGGCTTACCATCTGAGCCGGGTGGGTACCCAATCAAGTTCAAACCAGTGCCACCCGCCGCTGCATTAGCAATGAACACCTTTACACTTGGGTCGTGGTTGAAGTCGTAGACTGCTTTCTCTCGGTCCGCTTCAGATGTTGAACCGTAGAACGCACGACACTCGACGCCCGCTTCAGTAAGCGCCTTGATCGTTGCCTTGATGTCGGGAATCCAACACGCCCATATGATCATCTTATCGTTGGGCTTCAATGACTTGGCGTCTTCAACGATCGCATCGAGTTTCGGATTGCCTCCGGGTATCTGCTGTGCTTCACCGCGAATTGGATTGCCTTCATCGTCAACGTCATCCCACTTGATATGACCTGACGTGATCTGCGCTAGTCGCAGCAACTTCGTAAGAATGTGCTCGACCGTTGACTCTTTCATCTGTCCGCCTACGCTGATCTCAGCTTGAAGCTTCTTCTGCATGTCAGTGTAGAGCTTATGCTGCGTCGGCGTCATTGAGATTTCACGAATGTCGTACACCTGTTCGGGGAGATCAAGGTTGGCTTCATTCGTATCAATGACAAACGCAAGTCGTGCGAGACGCTCCTGAAGAAGTGGAACGTTACGATAGCCGATGAGTTTCTGAAAGCCCCGCTGTGTTGATTCAAACCGACCGTGAAACCCGCGAAAGTTCTTCCACGAATTGAAACCGGACAGGCCCTCACCTAAGAACTCAAACTGCGGGAAGATGTCGAGCAACGTGTTCAACACTGGCGTGCCAGTCAAACACATACGCTTCTTCGCGCATTCACGTAACTCCATCATCTTCTTGAATCGTTTGGTTTGGGTTGACTTGATGTAGTGCGATTCATCCAGCACCACGAGGTCCCAGTCACAAAGACGAATTGCTTTCCACGTTCGCTCGACCGCTTCATACGAAGCAACGATGACGGTGTACTTGAAGCCGTCTTCTTGATCCATTGCTTCAACGAGAAGCTTCGTTCGTTTCAACTCACCGCCACGAAGCACTGTCACACGACCGGATTCGACCGCAAACTTCTCAAACTCGTAGGCCCAGTTCATACGAACGTTCTTGGGCGCCACGACCAACACACGCATCATGCGTTGCTCTTCGCGATGAATCTTGGCGGCTTCGTAACACACGCGTGCAATGACGACTGGCGTCTTGCCCGTGCCTTGCTCCATGAACAGAGCAAAGCCTTCCTGTTCGATTGCGCTCGCGAATGCAGTGAGTTGGTATGGTGACAACGGATATTCGTGGTGCTGCACGAAGTCGTCGGGAATGGGCGGGAGTTGCTTCTTCAGTTTGAATAACGCTCGATGATGCGCACCTTTGGTTGCCTCGAGGAATCGAAGCAAGTTGAGCTGATGGATCATCTTTGCATCCGGTTCCCAATACACTTGATCGACCGGCCACATCGCATTGATGATAATCGAAGTGAAGTCAGTCGCCGCGAGAACCCAACGACCGTAGCCCAACTCTTTCCGCTCGGGCACGCGTCGAAACCAGTTATTCATTGCGTTGTGTGAACCGCTGATGCGTCGAGGCGCTTCACCCTCGGGCAAACCCCAAGTAGTTTCGGCGAATGCTTGGCACTCAAATGATCGACCGTCTTGCGTCATCTTGACATGCAAGCGATCGTTCGTATTCATATGAAGTTCAGTGAGAAGCTTCTTGGTGCCTTCGCTTAGCGGTTCAACCAATGTGCGTGAAGCACCACGTGCAAGCTCTTGAAGCGCTTGCTCAGGAGAGTTACTTTCCATGACGTTTCCTTTCACAATACTTTCGTTTCGATACTTTCAACGAACAAACGCCAACGCTTGTTAGGCGTCGGCGCTTCTCGTCCCAGGTCACGTTGGATTATAGACTTCCCAACGTTTGTAGTCAATAGTTAGGCACAAGTTATTTGCGTGCAGGAGGAAGCGCAATGCGAGGCACGTACTCCTTCTTCAGTCGATCGTAAACCAAGAGACGCATCGAGTCGAAGTGCCGTACCCATGCAGCAGTAAACACGGTAAGCATCGTGCGTGGACCGACCACTAAGAGATAATCATCGTCCGTTGCGACCGGAAGCACGTCCTCTTCAATGATTGTGACTTGCTTGCGTATATCGTACGGACCGACTGTCTTTGGAAAGATTGGGCACACCTTTCCAAACTGGTTTGCTGCTTGCACGTCAAGCGGACGCCGCGTGCGATGATCAATAGGTATTCTTGTAGCCCAGACTACAGGCATCTTAGCCTCGTCTTTCTTACACGTTCAAGGTGTCAACGTAAAGAGTCCACTCGAACTCTCGGTTCCGCTTCTCCGGTCCATCTACTTCAGTGCGATGCCATCGTTCCCGCCCGCGTGATTCAAACTCAAGCAACGTAAACCCATCTCCTCGAGGGCCTTCATAAACGTCTACACGACGATCACGACCGTCGAGTGGCGGATCAAAGTCTCGCTTGATGTCGTCATCGGTCATCTGCTGACGACGTTCGCCACGATTCTTTCGATCATCTTGATGCTGCTTGAGTCGGTTGAATAGTTCACTCATCGCGTCTTCTCGTATGCGAGTCCATTGCCGCCATTGTAAAGCACGTCACGTGCGTTCTGCGAGAGCGTGCTACGAAAGACCGCCACCTCGTCGATCAATCCATCAAAGTGGCCGGAGCCTGTACCGAATGCGCCAAGCATAAAGGCTGCGGTGTTATCAAAGCACCCGCCCGAATACGACTTCCCATTCTCAGTGCCGTTGTTCACTTGAATCGAGATCGTGTTGTTGACCGAGTCATGTTCAACGACGATGAAGTACCACGTGCCGGTTGATGGGGAACCCAACGCATTTGCTGCTTGTGTTGTTTCGGCGGACCCGTCACTACTTATTTGAAAGACGAACCGATCAAGTCCGCTGGAGTACCCAATCAAGTAAGCTTTCTGATTGCCACTCACTACCCACTTGCCAACCATGATCATGTCGCTTGCTTTGGACTCAAGCTTGACCCAACAGCAAATCGAGAAGTCTTCGTTACCAAACGATAAGCTCGCATTGTCCGCGATACTCAGGTACTCATTATTCGACTTCTCAAAGTCAGCGCAGTTCCCAACCTTTCCGGCTCCCTGTCCCACTGTGTTATTGTCGGTCAGGTCGTTCGAGCCGTGCGCGTCAACACGAGTGCCGCTTGCCTCTTCAAGCGACCACCATGCTTCCATATTTGTGCGAAGATCAACGAGAGGATCAGTGTTGTCTTTGTATCGAAGCCAATCGGTCCCATCACTAATAAGCAGTACTTCGTCAGCGAGGTAGTCGCCCCACGCACCAGATGAAACTCCCTCAGCATCGGTAACGACGCACATGCAGTACTTCCACTTCTCTGGGTTCGCAGCGTACGACCCGTTGAAGAATTGAACTTGCGTGAACATCGGTAAAGGGAATGGATCAGTGAAGTAACTTTCCCACGCAGCGAACTTATCATCAAGTTGTTGACCCCACGTCCCTCCGGAGAACATAACTGGAGTGATGCTTGTCAATTGAGATGACGGTGTCGGTCGCGTGCCGGTTCCCGCGGGTGTACCTTCAACGTCTTCAGCAGACCCGTCGATTGAAAGCCAGCGGGTACCGTTTGACAGTCTGACACGTTCGCTGTACGTCCCCGCCCCAGACACCGGCTCAGGGTCCAGAACGTACGCTAGACATCCTTCCCAATCCGCCGCGGGCGGTAGGGCGTCTCCGTCGGCGAACGATGGTAGACGCCACGGACGGGTCATTGAGAAACCGACCAATTGGAAGCAGCCCGTTATAACGGTTTCCCAATCGACGTTGCCCGCCGTAACGATTGCGCCCGATCCTTGATCGGGAAACTCAATCGGTTTGGTTTCGACACGTGAGACGCCCGACGCTTGTATGGCATTGTCCGAATCATCTAAGCGAATCCACGCTGTCTCTGTGCCAAGAAAGAACTTATCGCCAATGTGATTCGTTGTGCCACTGGGATTGTCAACAAAGCAGAAGCACCCTTCCCACCTCGCCGAATCGGGCATGCGTGTAACAAAGTCCGTGTACCATTTGAATGGCACGGGCTTGACCATTGCATCGAGCATCAGCTCAAGGTTGTGATTGATAAGCTCGTGTGCTTCAGCCGCACCATCGTGAATGTCGGCCATGTTCAAATCATTACGAGCATCGCTTGCTAGTGCTCTTGCCATCGGAAGTACCTTTCACTCTCGCCCCAAGGATGCAACGTGTCGTGCAAGTCCGATTCACTCTCCGGCTCACGGTCGCCCGTAAAGTTCGATCCCCATCGAATGTCAACGACCGGCTGCTTTGATTCGACGTGCTCAACGTTCAACGTATCTTCACTCGTCAGCTCGCATAGGCGAAGCTTTCGTCGAATTGACTCGATGAGCTTCTTGCGTACACCAGGCAAGATCGCGTCTCGATGTCCAGCCATACAACTCAATGCGCGTCGGTACTTACTCTTGAAATAACCTCGACGACTAAGCAGCCACCGATTCATGTTGTACACAACGCTATTCGGACAAGCATCGAGCTGTCGCTTACATAATGCGAAGTGCTCGCCCGGATACAGAACGTCGTGCTCAACCGTGAAGATCGTATCAAATACTGCGTGCTCAATGCCCATGATCATTTGACCGAATAACGATTCATAACATCGAACGTGCTTCGGCCAGATGATGTTGTCGGACCGATCTTCAGCAAATGGCGTCCACGTCACAGTTACGATCTGTGCGCTTGGTACGTTGCGCATCACTGCACGATGCAATTGCCCAAAGCAAATCTCTTCAAGTTCAGCGGGCATTGAACGATCCGAATAGTACACGATACTTATCATGTGACTTTCTCAATCTGTATCTCAAAGGGTAAGCTCTCTTCGGTTGAAACGACTGACCGACCACGGATGACGAATGACGCGGGTTCACTCGACGAGAAAGCAGCTTGCAACGTTGCATTGCTTATCGTAACGGTTCGAGCATCGGCGGATGCTGTAACATCACTTCCTTTCTGAGAACCCGGAGGATCTTCATACATACGGAATACAAACGTCCCCTCACTACCGGGAGCATCGTCCGACCACGCATCATCATAACCTTGTTCACCAGCCGCCTTACCCGAACCACTTGCATTTCGATAATCCCAATCAAGTACGATGTCGTCGCCCGACCGATACTTATTGATACGATCAAGCGTTCTTCCGTTATCGTGAACGGTTGAACCTGCACCATCGTCGCCCGTTGCTTCAAGATTGTCAATCGGTCGAGGTCGATCTTTACGCTCAGTGATGTCAAGTTGCGAGGCAGTCACATCAGCGATGTCGATCGTATCGGGTACAACCTTCCAATGCGAAGTGAATTCGTCAACAAGCAACGTATGTGTGAAGCGCGTCATGTCCGGTTGATTGAACAAAAACACATACGAACCTTCGTTGTGATACTCAGGAAGTGTATCGTAGAAGCCTCGAAGCATTCCACGAATCTGCCATTGGTTGTTTCCTAGCGCTTGCACATATCGGAACAGAATAAGCTCACCGTTGATCACAGCAACACGATGACCGGACAACCACAGAGTCTCACTGATCGTGCCCGCATAATTCAACGTGTCATCTTGATCAGCGGGTGCTTGAAACTTCGGTCCGTATTCAACGTACCCACCGCTATCTCGCGGGAAGTCTTCAAGCAACGAACCGCCGCCGCACGGCACTGCTTGTGAACCAAGCGACACGTATGACGTAGGTGGATCATCGTCACCAAGGTTGACCTCTCCGCCTATCGTTGCATCGTTGGCTCGAATGCGCGGCACAATAACCTCGACCTGGCTGCCCAACGTTATATCGGGTGGAAGTTCAACAGGCCAGAATGCAACATCTGCTGCGGGCTCTTCCTCATCAGGCGGAGGAGCCGGAGGATCGGGCAAGTAGTCGACTTCGTCAAGCGAGTAAAGATCAAGCGTCGCCTTCAACGTTGAAGAGCCGCTCATAGGATACGTTCGTTCGGCGAGCCGATATTGTACTCCTCCGTATGTAAAGAGTTGACCGGGGAACAAGTACTTCGCATCACGAAGAACCTTCAACGATATTGTGCGCACGGGTATCGTGTCAGCGATGTAAAGCCTTCGGCCTACAACGTCAGCAGGATACTTACTTGTGACAAGGAATAGCTTTCGACGCTTGGGCTTCGGACGATTGCCATCACGTAGGCCAGACTCTGAGTCGATTTGCACCTCACCCCTTCTGAACTTCCACTCAATATCGTCGAATTCATACGTCACGCGGTCCGCTCGTCGAAGATCAACGCTTTTCTCTTCGCGTGGCGCTGCACCTGCCACAACGTCATCGGTCAAATCAGGAACACCGACCGTTGTCTTGCGAACAGGAATGAGCACAACACGATCACCAACTTGTGTCAGAACGTAACCCATCTCTTGCAAGAATTGTGCAGTCAGTTGGGTCGCTGATATACCGTCCTTGGCGAAGATGTTGAAATGTAAGCCTTCGTTATAAAGTCGAAGACCGGCATTCTCGAAAGAGTCAACATCCAATCGTGCAGCGTCGATGTCAAGCCCGTGCGGATACGGACGACGTAGCAAAGACCAGAGTGCGTGCGCTGGATTGACACCTTCGTGCAACGGATCACCACCTGCTCCTGCACTTGCGAACCACCACGGTGAACCAGTAAGCCGCCACGCTGCGGGTATCGGTATGGTGATGTCATAGTCAACAATCGGCCACACGGGTGATGTTGACATTCGCTTACCGTCTGAAGACGGTTCGCCCCACACAACATAGAACATGTGCGGCCATCGACTCGATATACCTAGGCGTTCACTATCACCAAGGAATGTGTTGATCGCTTGGTTCTGCTCACCCCAATAGATGGTGAACGAGCCTTCCTTCTTGTTGAGCGTTATGGTGTCGCCCGTCGAAACGCCGCCACCATAATTGATGTTCTGAATTGCATCAGCAGCATCAGCGATTGTTCGACCATCACGATAGATGTTGTTGATGTACGAGCCCGGACCAACTGCAAGAACGTGCCAGCCCTTCTCATAATAGATATACTTCTTTGACGAACCGCCACCACCTCCGCCTTTGCCTCCACCACCTCCGCCTTCGGACTTCGTCTTTCTTTCGCCCGCCCAAGCAAAGACCGGACCGATCCGTCTTCGACCTATAACGATCGGGACGTACGACTCACCCTTCAATGAAAGCGTAGTCGGCTTGTTATCCTTGATCGGTTGGTTCTCATCCGTCTTTGGTGCGAAGATACGACTCGCCAACAACGCACCGCCCGCGATGGCAAGCAAGATGAGTTCGGTGCCGCCCGCTTGATACACTTCTGGTTGTATGACGTCAGGTTGTATCATGCCCACGACTCCTTGTCATTCGGTCGCCACATTCGCATCAAGTTCCAATGATGCGAGAAGTGAGTAGGCGTTACGCCCGACTCTTGTATCGCGTGCCACGGCTTATTGTTCGGGCCTATGATAAACACGTGACCTTCATTCTCTCGGTTGCCCCACGCAGCGACTACGATGTCTCCCGATTCGAGGTGATCAAGAAAGGGCGGCTTGAACTCAGTATTGGGAAAGCGTCTGGCAATAAGCAGACCGATACGCATCACTGCCTTTGCGGAGTGCGCCGATGTGTCGGGTGGCAGCAATGGCAGAGGCTTGAGCTTCCAACCGTAAAGCTCTTGCAGGACTGCATCGACGAACCTCACGCAATCGACGCCGACGCCTTTGAGACACTGCCCATCTATGTACCGCGTTGGTGGCACTCGCCATGATCGTAAGATCCTTTCTAATTGTTCATCCCAAGGATTCATCAATCACCTTCTTCGTATTGCGGATGATGCGATGGCATCCGTATACCAACACCAAGGAAGTGCTCTACGTTGTTACGCTCCGTGCACGCACTACTTGTCTTGATACAACCAGCCACGACCGTTACAGTTTGCCCCGCCCACGATGCCGGTGGTGCTTCATCGAGTATCAACGTTTCATCCGCTGATCCGCCAAGATCATCACCTGTATAGTCTCGCACGTCTATTTCGGTGTCATCCGGTCCGACCAATACGCCACGAAAGAAAAGCTTTGAATTGAACTCCAGACCCGTGCCCTTCAAATCTGCATTCGGCGTCAAGCCTGCCACGCGAACGGTTGATCCTTGAACGATCGTAAGCGAACCAGTTTGAATCATACCACTTCGCGATGCTAATGAGTATTGACAATTGTCATCGCCGAAACGCCATGAGCATTCTTCATTGCACTGCACACCCAGAGGAATTGCAGTGATGTCTTCACCGCCACCGATGTCTGACTTGATCCCACGTACGGTTATCTTGACGGTGCCGGGCACTTCTTCTGGTGCTTCAACGATATGCGCAAATCGACCGTAGAATAAGGTGCGTCGAGAGGATGCATCACCGAACTTATATTGCTCGATCGTTATGGTGATGGGTGGATACGGTCGATCAATCGCATCATCGAATGGCGTCTTAGCTTCCATTGTTACGATTGCCGGCACATCACGAGAGCCGCCGTGTTGCGATTGAAGGTCGACCTCCATGCTTGGCACGCCGGTGAATGTGTCTGCACCAACCGTCAACGTAGGTTCATCCCACGACGCATACCGAACAGTCGTAGGTGACGTGGTCCCGTACGTTGCAGTAAGCAGCCATATCGTTTGATTGGCGGGATCGGTATCAATCGGATTGCTCATCGCTTTGCTCCGCTAGCTTTCGCTCTCGCGCTTCACGTTCTTTCGCACGTTTCTCGCGCTGCATACGATCGAGCACCGTTCTTTGTTGGTCGGGTGTTGGAATACGATAACCCGTAAGCGCCTCAACCTCTCGATCGGAATACATCCGGTTTCGTTGCACCTCTTCGCGAAATGCCATGATGTTCTCACGCTCTCGATTGAATCGTTTCACTGCACGTTCATCAGCGATGATCGTCAAGAACGGCTCGAACGACTCTTCAAACACCCCGTCTTCAAAGACAGTCGCGCATAAGACCATCATGTTGAATGCTGGTTGCCACGTGTTCAAGAATGATCCGGTCAGCCCTCGACCAAATCGATGAGCCACCACAAGCTTATTGATTCGTCGCACTTCAAATCCGTATGACCAAGCACGCAACGAAAGGTCCTCTTCTGATCGACCCCACCCGTAGTAGTTTGGGTTGATGCCGTTGAGAGCGCTCCACACTGTGCGAGGAATAATGTAGCACGCACCCAATACCAACGGACAACGATCAACGATATGCGAGTGACCGCGAGTAAGCCAACGTCGATCGGGCCCAATCTTGTTACGTGCAAACTCAGCACCACACCCAACGAACTTTCCTGGTGCGTAGTCATACCCTTGACAGCACGTGCAGAAGATTGCAGTCGGGTAGTCAAGATGCGCGTCAATCACCGCGTTGAGCCAGCCGTACGGCATACGCATATGCGAGTCAAGAATGACAATCAAGTCGCCCGTCGATTCTTTGACTGCTAAGCGACGCGCACCCGCAATGCCAAGCTGCGAATCGGGACGTATGATCTTTACGTCGGGAAACGAATCAAGCCGACCCTGCACAGGTTCGTCAGAACAATCGTCGAGCACAATGATCTCGTGTGGCTTTGGATCGGCGTCCCAACAATCGGCGACTGTACCGATAAGATTCGACTCTTCATTCTTTGCAGTGATGATAACACTAACATGCACTTGTTCAAACTCACTCATACTATAGACCTTCCATTCCTTCTCCACCTATACCCTCTTCACCGTATTGTGAATAATCTACGGGACTGCCCACGCATACGGTTCCCTTTGTGAAACCTCCGGTCGTTGTTCCAGCGGTTGTTGTGCCAGGTGCGGTCGTCGTGCCGGGTGCAGTTGTTGTAGCAGGTGTTGTGAATGATGTGTAACCCGTTCCACCGGGCGTCGAGATCGTACTCGAAACCGACTTCTCTTCAAGAACTTCGATAACTGGAAGCCGACATTCAAAGTATTCATCAGTAAGCCATAGCATCTCTAGCTCGTCAGTGTCATAACGAACCTTGTGCGCCCACGTCACCTGCGTAGGATCTTTCGTCGAAAGATCACTAATCGGTTGACCGGCATCCCAAGAGATTGTCAATTGACCGCCACCACTATCGACGACCGACGTAACCTCTCGAACGTACGGTGCAGTGTCCGACTGCCGAAACCAAATCGAGATGTACGTGCGTAAGAGGTTGACGCTTTCAGGTATGATGTCTGCATCAACAACGATGCTTGTGGTTGAAGGTGCCGAAACGAATTGCATATCGCTTGACGGGTTCGAGATATGAAACGGATAAAGCTTGCCCGCACGTGAATGAAAGAACCGTCGAAGCAGTATTCCTACTTCACGATCGAGTGAACGAAACGTCTGCACACCAAAGAATCGAGGCCGAGCGTCGGTCGCCCAGAAGTACCGATCTGTACGAAGCGTCTTCGTTCTGCCTTTCGACCGAATGTAACCGAGCTTGATGTCTTCCCAATCAGAACGAAGATGAAAGATCGGATTGACATCACCACTGTTATTGTACTCACTAAAGCCAGTAGGCGTAGTGTCAGCGGTCTCAAGCGCGGGTATCGTTACACCAACCGGATTCGTGCATTCTTCAAACGTCAACTCTGCTGTAGCGATCTCATCCGTCAAGACATCGTAAGACGTATCGAACAGCGGCAGACCCTCGACGATTGGGAAGCACTTATCGCCAGACTGCTCACCCGTTACGTTGGGAGTTGTGTTGAACCCATAGAAGATACCACCGTGCGTGACAATACTATCGATGACGAAGTATTGAAACACATTCGCCAAAGCCTTGCCCCAACGTGCGAGCATGATTCGTTGACCGACTTCAAACTGTCTAGTGTTGAAGCGCTCTTCAGTCATGTATCCTGGAATGCCAGTCTTAGGGTCACGCTCGCCAAGGTACACTTCGGGTGGAGATGGTGGCGGAGAAGAGGGAGCATCTAAGACTGTCAATTGATCGGGCCAAACCGGCACGGGCGTACGTGCGTAACCATATCGTGATACTTGACTTGAGAACCGACCAATGTCGGTATCTTCGAGCGGCATATTGGTGTATCGAATAACACGACGAGGACGACTTACTCGACCACGACGTTCTTCGGCGACCGACTGTGCTGAAGAAATGATCGTGTCGAAACGATCCGACAGCGTAACGCCCTGCTTCCAGTCTGCACGAAAGACTGATTCAGGCGTCCACAATTGATCGACGCTCGGAGTGCTTGATGCTGCGACCAAAGTCGAAGGGTTGATGGTCATGATGAGGCCGCTCCAATCGCACTCCTGAACGTGTCTGCATTGTCACGCAAGAATTGAGTAAAGGCGGACCGACCACCACGCAAGAATTCACCAACCGAATCGTCACTCGCGTGTACCACTGCAAGAGCGGGCGACGCTTGTGTTCGACCTGCTTGAACCGATCCGCCCGATTGGAAGTTGCTCTTCGGTCGCATGTGCCGAAGATCAGCGGCGAAAGACCGTAACGAATCGACTGGGATAAGCATTCGGTTGATTGCTTCCATGAAACCAACACCATACCGATTGACCGCCTCTTCACGCACAACGTATTCGCCGGGTGTAAGCCCAGCGTGAATGACGTCTTTGTGTACACGCGGCCCGGGCACTGGTCCAGTAAAGCCGCCCTCTGCAAACTTACGAACCGGACCGCCGGTATTGAAGCCAGGGATCGGTATGCCCGCGGCTTGGATTGCTTTCAAGATCAGCATCTTGATGATCAGCTCTGCGATCATCTGCAATGTTTGACGCGCGAAGTCCGCAAAGGCTTGCTTCATTGACTTCGTTCCGTCAATCACTGCACTTATCGCCGACGAAAGGTTGTTCCCAATGGTCAAGCCAATCTCTTGAAGAAGATCGCCCATCGTACGAAGATTGCCAAGTCCTTGTGCGAGGCCGGCACCGAACCGTTCGCCCAGCGATAAATCCTCTACTTTCTTCCTTGACGTTTCAAGTCCAGCGTTCAACCGACGCGCTGCTTCGATGCGTTCCTGAATCATTCCCATCAACTCAGGGTGAGCCTCTTGCATCGCTTGCAATTCAAGAATGATTGCTTCAATTCGTTGACGTGCAAGTCGCAAAGCCTCTTCATCGAGTTGATTTGCTTGAACACGATTGATGTTGCCGGACTCCAACGCATCGGCGTGCAAGTTCAACGCATCAGTGAACTCTTGATTGATGTCCTTGAGCTGGCCTTCCACAACCGTGAGCTGTTGATCGACAATCAAGCGATCACGTTCCGCTTGTTGAACCCGGAGCAGTGTGGGCTCAATTGCTCGATACGCTTCGCCCAATTGACGTTGAAGCGCTACACGTTCGCGTGTCTGCTGAATCGACAAAGCTTGAAGCTCTGCGTTCGGGTCACCAGTCGCACGAAGCAATCGAACGTTCAAGTCCTGCACAATCGTTTGAAGTTGCTTATACGCTTCTATGCCTTGCGTGCCAATGTCAATCAGCGAAGTCTTGACTCGATTCAATGCCTCCGCAAGATCGAGCATACGTTGCTTCGTTGCTTCCTGATCTTCAGCGTCGGGCGATTCTTCTTCAACCAATTGGAGAGCGTTGACGAGTTCATCAACTTGTCTTCGCATCTCCTTGATCGCCAAGCCCAACTCGTTGGTAGGATCATCGAGATCGGTCAATTGAGATGCTTGCTCAGCGATGGCGTCGTTTGCTGCACGAAGAGATTCTTCAAAGTCACGTTGACGTTCTGCACGTACAGCAGCGACCGCGCCTTCAAGTTGCTTGACTCGGTTGAGCTTGTCCTCAGCACCACGTGCAAGCTCAGCGGCCTCTTCTTCTAATTCGCGTGCACGTTGACGAAGAGCACGTTGTCTTGCTTCAAAGAGTCGTTCCGTATCATCGTCACTGATGATCGTAGCACCAGCACGTTGCGCTTCATTCTGCTCCGCCTCTTGTAACAATTGACGAGACTCTCGTTTCAATTCACGCACGCGGTTCCACAAATCATCTAGGCTTTCGCGTGCATCATCGAATTGTCCCGCCACAGACTTATCAACGCCGGGCAAAGCACTAGCGAAGATGTCTTGAAGCATGTCACCGATTTGCGGACTGATCGCTTGAAACGCTACACGAACTCCTTCGATCAACGCAACACCAATGAATGAGCCCAGCTCTTTGATGAATGTGATGATAACATCAAAGATCGAGCTGAACGCTTCGCGGAATTGGGCACGTGACGGACCTTGCACTCCACGAAGAAGAACGTCAGTCGCAGATACCGTATGATCAGCGAAGCTCTTTGAGAGTTCGGTCAACGTTGGGAGAACTTGATTCGCAAGCTCAACCACAAGATCGGCGAGTGCCAATCGCAACCGACGAACTTGGAAGAGGAACGAGTTGGAAAGCAACTCAAATGCGCGTTGTGTCGCACCCGCTCGCGTTTCCATTCGTTGAAGGTTTGCAACCAACGAATCAAAGCCGGAACCCGCAAGCACCTGTACTGCAAGCCCGCCCTCAACCGAGCTGAATAGATCGCTAATCGCTTTGTTCGTTTGGTCGGCGCGGCGTCGAATCAAGTCCATCGCTTCGGAAAGATCGCCACCGTTCTCAATGAACTCTCTGAACCCAACACCAGCGATAGCACGAAACTCTTTGTTGGCGGTCGTGCCTGCCTTTCCTAATTCGATAAGCGCCGCTCGCAAGTTGGTAGCAGCAACACGGGTGGGCGTGCCGGCTGCGGTCAACGTCGCAAGTGCGGCACCTACTTGCTCTATGCCGACGTTTGCAGCGGCGGCGGCTGGTGCGACTTGAAAGATCGAGCTGGCGAGTTCGCCAATCGTAGTCTTACCACCTTCAACCGTCTTGAAGAGAACGTCCGAAACGTCCTGTGCATCTTCTGCACCTCGGTTGTAGGCGTTGAGAATTGATGTCAACAAGTCGACCGATTCAGATACGGTCGTCACGCCACCAACGGCAAGTTGGTTAGCAGTGCGTAGAAAGTCTAAGAGTCGCCGTGGAGCAACACCCGCTGATATGGCGTCATAGGCTGCCTTGAACTCATCTTGAAATGCTTGCCCACCTTGGACCGCAGCCCTTCGTATATCTTGAGATAAACGGTTGAGTGTATCACGCGATACATCGCCAAGCAATGTACCGATCTCCAATACCTTCTCTTCAACCTCGCCCGCAGCACGAAGAATACGTTGAACCGTTACACCAGCGATGACCGTTACAATCACGCCGTGCAATGAGAACATTGAACGTACAAGACCAGTGATAACACGTGTAACTGAGAAAGCAGCCGCGCGCACTGCCTTGAATGCGCCAACCAGCCCTCTCATCGGACCGGACAAGCGGTCGCGCATAATCGCGAGGATTTCAACTTTCTCAGTCGGCATTCATCTGTTCCCGTCGTGCTTTCTCAAACATCGCACTGCCATCCTTAGAGAAGACAGTCGCGATGGCCATACGAAACATATCAGCTTCAGCGAACATCAGAAGCTTACGCCTACGACCTATCGCTTTCGCGAAGAGGAACGCTTGCGGGAGCGTGTACTTCTTGATTGACTCGAAGGAGTGCCCTCCTTCAATAAGGAGTTGGATAGCGTCTGCCAAAGATGCATATCCTTCCCTGTGATTCTCTTCACCATCACCTCGAGAGCGTCGATCCACGGCTTGACTTTTGGGACTGAACCGAATGACTCCATGATCCAGCATTCGGCGATTGGAGGAAGTGCCCACTGTGGCAGCTCAGAAACACTCACGCCATCAACGCAATCTTCTAGGAGATCAAGAAGGTCATCGATGGCAAGCATTGCAATCGCAGCCACAGCGTTCTGAATCTTCTTCTTACCCTCGGGCGAAGTATCGTTGAAGTCCGGTACATCGCCAATCACAGATAGCACTGAAGGGAGGCGACGCTCCATTGCGTGAATGAATCGACGTAAGTGCTCAACACGCAACGGATAAACGATCGCCTCCACATCAGTGCCTTCAATCGGTACGGGTGTACCGGGAAAGAGTATGTCCAATTCGTTAGAGATGCGCTCTGCATCTTTCTCTTCACGAACGTTGTTAGGCGTAGTCTCCATGACTGCTCCTTTGTGTACAGGTTGAACGAATCACGCTGCTTTACGAAAGGCTGGGCAAGTCGCCAACCCACGTAAGCAGTCGACCCGCGGGCGACGTGGTATCGGTCGTGTCGGCCAGAACCTTGAGCCGAAGAGTCCAGTTTGAGAACTCGCTGTTCTGAAAGCTGGAGCCCGATGGCGAAAGAGCGACGCGCATCTCACGCATCGTTTGTTCTTCGTTGTCTTCACGACCCCAGAAGAGATACGCTGTTCCCTCAACTGTACCACGGTGTGTCTGCGGATACACAAGCCGACGTTCAGCGGTGATCGCACGACGTGTAAAGTCGATTTCGATGTTTGCAGCGGAAGCAAACGAACCGCCCGCAATCATTCGGATGATACCACGTTCGAGCGACACCGTTTCCCAGTCGGTTCCTTCAGTGTACGTTGGTGTCCCGCCCGAACCCGTTACTGCATCAACCGAGGCGAGACCGACCTCAGCATCCACACCATTGTCCGACGTTGGGATCTTGACCAAACGACCGGGGTGTGCGTACACAACACGAGTCGTAACGGGTGTCGCTGATTGCGTGTAATCGCTCGGTTCATCTGCAGAGAAGAGCAACGCAAGGTTGTCTTGATTGAGGTTCGAGCAGGTGATTTCATACATCTCTTCCAGAGAGATCATCTCCTCAGCCACAACGACATTGCTGCCGCCGTCAGAGTCGACGAGCTGCGCAGTTTGCGTTTCGGTTGTCGGTCCAACCGGCTCAATGACACCAAGATCGATGAGCGGCTGATCGACGCTGTTGATGGGATCTCGCTGGAAGTAGAGTCGTGCCCCTGTCAACCAGAATTGTTGATGTCCTACGTTAGGCATCGGCTATACTCCTAGTACTTGACTTCCAAATTGACAAGCAAGCCCATAGGGGCATGCTCTGTAGCGGGGAATGCCGCTTCGACTATGTTGATGATTTCGACTGACAAGAAGACATTGTCTCCCTGTGAATCCGTTACGGTTCGCATGTCTTTGATCAATGCGGCCGCGTCATCGTGCAAGCAATCTAAGACATCATCGTTGACTCCTTCCTCACTAGCAAGTTCGCTGCTGAATAAATCGACCGTGATGACTGCTTCCACGGTGCCTTGGTTTCGATTGATTCGAGTGTCAGGTACAAAGATCGATGCAGCGAACTTGTGCGCATTGAAGTCAAAGCTCGTCCAGTCGATCGCACCTCGATACACGAGCGAGTAACGGCCTTGTGTCAGCTCTTGCACCAGCCGCTTCAACGTCTTCATGGCGGTCTTACGATACCCCACTGAATACTCCCGTCACTGTTCGTGTGATTGCTTTTGAGATGCGAGGTATTGAATCTTCCATGCCTTTGCGTAGGTAGTGCTTGGGTTCAATATCAACACTTCGCATCAGTATGTACACTGCGTTGATTTGACGTAGGTCCTCATATGCTTCAAGATCTCGTTCACGTACAAGCAAGCCAACCACTTTGCCTTTGTGAATCGGAATGTACGCAAGACGTTCAGGAAACGACCGGGGACCACGGTAACGAGGCAAGCCCGCAGGTGTCAACGCTCCACCTTCTTGTGTAGGCACTGCCAACGACTTCGCCTTCTTTGGTCGAATCGTTGGATAGGTGCCACCTTTCCCAACCGTACCATGTTCTTGCACGCCCGCGTATGCAAGTGCCGGTCCACGAAAGATACCTACTCTTACTGCGGGCTGTCGATCGACCATCGCAGCGGTTCCCACAATGCTTTGCGATAGCGCTCCTGACCGTGTGCGCATCAACTTCTTTGAGTAGAATACCGCTCTTGCTTCAGCGAACTTCGATTCTTTCTGAAACGCATCTTGTAACTCGCGCATCAGAACACGACGATCACCAAAGCGCTCAATCCGATCAAAGAGCTGCTTGGTTCGTTTCGACATTCTGATCGAGAGCTGTGTCATGCGGTTCGTGCCAATCGTCGGTATCTCTTGATCACTGATTTGAATGCTGGGTGCAACTCATCGGTCATGTACGAAGACGTCCCGCCTTGCGGTACGCTTTGCGACTTCTGTGCAATACGTTGCGGGCTATTGCGAACAAGCGAGTATTGCATCTGCTGAATCACTGCTTCTACAACGTCGCCCGGGAATTGACCCTCATCATGCCCGCCCGTTATCGTTGCTTTGACAAACGTAGGCCAGTACCCGCCGTCAATTCGCTCAATGCGTCCACGTTCTGCATATACCCGATAATCATCAGTGTCGAACGTGTCTGCATCATCTTCGTCTTCACCAAGATACCACGTCACCAACGTGATCTCTTCAATAGGGTACAGCGGTGACCACAGATTCGTTGCACGATCTCCATGATCACGCCATACGTGTTCGTAGTCTGAACGTCGAAGCCACAATCGCCCCGTGCGAGCTTCAAGCGTTTCAATCGTCCGGTCCATCAAGCGAATAAGACGAGGGTCCGATATGGTACCCGCGCTTGCAAGTTCTTCACGAAGCTGTGCGACCGGAATCATACGTGTCATAGCGTCAAGCTCCTTATGAGTTCGACATGAAAGATCTCAGTCGCAAAGTTCTTACTGTCCTTAGTGAACCGAAGCTCGCCGATGTATACGCCCGGTGCAAGATCGGATGTATCCGACGCATCAAGCGAGACGGTCGCAACGTTTGAAGCAAACGAAATACCCGACGTCTTATGAATCAAGTTCTCACCAGCTTCTTCGGATCGAAGTACAAACACACCAGCACTCGCACCCGATAGATCAACCGATGAATCATCTTGATCATAAAGCTCGACATCAAAGCCAGCGGTCGAGCCTATCTGATATGTCAACCGTTGGAAGGACATGGCTTCTCCATTGGCTTCAAGTGTGTCCGAACCTTAGGTCGAAGTAGAACCTTTGCTCGCACGGCTGGCTTTGCGGAAGGCGTCGAATTGGTCGTCGAGGAGGCTTCGCTCCGGGGTTGGCGGATCGTATGATCTCCCATCTTCGTCCTCCAATGCAAAGAGAGTCGAGAACTTTCGTCCGGTTCGTTTGTCTATGAACACATAGTCGCCTTGCTTTCGTTGAACTTCAACATATGGCGGAATATGTTCAGGCAGCGTACTCATAAGCAGTGCCTTGGCCTTTCGACCAAGGCGCTGTGTAAAGGTTGAAGGTTGACGAAACTTACAGGGCGCCGACACCGGAGCCGTGCATCTTGTAGTACAAGTCATCAGTCGTGACGGACGGGAACGACCGCAGATGACTGATTATGTACGTGATGCCCAAGCCGATTGACGTACCCGTGAGCGTTTCAATCGACAAACGGAAATGCTTGTACGGAAGTCGCGTGACATCGACCGATCCGATGACCACGGTATTCGCAACGAGCATCGACGCTTGAGTGAACTGAAGATCATTCGAGTCAACGTCCTGAACGTCCGCCCAGGTGGGTGAACCACTCAAGTCGTCATTCGTACCCTGAAGCTTGATCTTCAACGCTGACATTGAACTCACCGCACCGATCTGCGCAACGAACGTCAGGATGCGCCCGTGCTTAGCGGGATGCTCAATGTTTGAACCGTCGGCCGTGGAGTTGTAGACCTGAAGGTTGAGTGCAACCCCGGTCTTGATTCCCTCGGCGAACGGTTTGGATGCGTGACCCAACATGTGTTACTCCTTTACTTTCAAGTAGGTGTCACAACACAATACGAAACGAACAAGGCGAAGCAAACGGTCAAGCCGCTCGCTTAGTCGCGCATGCGTGCGTCCGCCGCGTACACGAGGGCTCGCTCTTCACGCGTGCCAACGTCGGCATACATGCGAAGCTTGACGTTGATGATGTCCTTCTTGAAGTCAGGACCTTTGCCTTCGTCATCAACGATCTCGACGCCCGACCATCGACCAAGCAGCACCTGACTAAGATCACCACCGAACACGTCACCAAACTTCGCAAGCGAATTGATGGTCGCGTTGGAAGTGATCTGAGTCGAACCACCGAAGTCGCCAATGAGATCGCGAAGTCGTTGCTTGGAGATCATCGGCGCACCAAGCAAGTAGGACATCCGATCGGTTTGACCGGAGAACTGTGCGATCTTCAATTGACGAAGTCGACGCCACAGACGATGATGCGAGATCCACGACCACGGCTCAGTGTCAAGATCAAGATCTTCAACGACGCCCATCATGTTCATGAAGTCATCAAAGTCCATCTCACCGCCAACGGGTGAACCCGGAGCCGAAGCACCCGGACCGCCCTCACCGGTTTCGACGTAGTAGTGGTTGATGCCTGGCTTGTTATCGCCACTTGACGGGAACGTCTCCGCTCCGTGTCGTAGCATGTTCACAAGACCAAGCGGCATCGCATCAGTGCCCGTGCCATACGGGATCGTCCAGTCGAGTTTCTTGGCGAGAGCCTTGACTGCATCGCCCCGCATCATCGTATCGAATGCAGGTGTTGCGAATCGTCGCATCTCGTCAGTGATCGACATCATCACGCCGAGTTTCTTCGGCGAAAGCGTTTCCAAACCGGTGCGAAGTTTGGACTCGATGTAGTCCTCTTCTTCGTCGATCCAGTATGCAACCGCTCCGCCGTAGGAACGAGGAATCTTGACCGGCATCCCGAAGAGCCCGTCCAGAACCGTCACCCGTGTGGTGCCTTCTGCACCATCAAGCGCCGCCCACACTGAAGAAGTGTAGATAGCAGGGATCAAGTCATCGAGCGCCTGATCAGGAATGAACGTGCCAGAGGACGAATCAACGCCGACGACATGGCCCGCGGCTTTCGACTCGGCCGCCTTGCGTGATTCTTCAATCACTTCCTTCTCGTATGGGGCGTACTCATCCCACTTACGAGTGATGTGACCGAGGCACGCACGCAGCAAGCTGAATTTCTTGCCGACGTCTTCGATGCCCGGGAACCACATGGCGTCTTTGGTCGTTCGGATGCGCTTGCGCACTTCCTCGAAGCCAGCCTTGAGCCGGTCGAATTCTTCAAGAGCCTTCTTGATGTCGAGCGACTCGAGGCCGTCGACTTTCGTTGAGATCTCTTTGAGTTTCTCCGTGAGAGTGGTGATGCCGGCGCTCAACGTTTCAACATTCTTGAGCAGTTGTGCGGCAGCAGTCTGTTCCGGAGTCTTTGAACCTGGCATAGTATAGATGCTCCTTTACTTGAATGAGTATGCCAATGGTTAGTGGTTGACCTACGTCACTAAGAACGGTCAAACACTTTCGATTGCCGCACAGGCTTTCGAGGATGCGTTGAGCGCTGAAGAGATTGCGTCTCCTGTGTCGCCCTTCGCGTCATCATCATCCGGATCGGTATCATCCGGATCACCGGCGGGTTCATCACTTGATTCGGACACGCTTTCCTTGATGGCGTCAAGAGTCGCACCCAGGTTGGTCACAGACTCTTGCACTGCTGACATCTCGTCGCTGAGCGACGAAACCGCATCACCGAGCTCGGCGATCTTATCATCAAGTTTGTCTAACGCCTCCTTGACTTCCTTATCCATTTCGTCTGTCTCCTGCTTGGGTCGCGATCTTACGACCTCGTCGTGGATAGCGTCTAAGAGCAATGGAACGTCCAGCTCTTTATGTTTCGGTAGTGATGCACAATGACCCAACGCTTTCCAGAATGTCAAGAGCCGTGCATCAGCCTCGGCCCACTGAGATGAATCTCCTTTCTCTTTCTTGATTCCACGTCGAGTCATTTCGCGAAGAACCTGTACATCGGCGGGATGCAGCTCTCCAGCTTGAGCCGCCTTTCGCAATGATCGACTAATTCGAGCACCCGGGTTCGCCGGGATAGTCACTGAAGAAACTTCAAGCAACTTGTTCTTACGAAGGATCGCACCGTATTCGGGCAATCCAATTTCTTCTCGCTCTTCGGGGTCCGTTATACGAACCACCTCACCCGGTCGAAAGCCAACCGACACCGATGGCATAATCCCGTGTTTCATCAGTCGAAAGATCGACATTGACCAAGACCACTCTTCCAATCTTGGAAAGAGCAGGAGTTGGTGAAGTGACTTGCCTGTGTATCCATCGATGTCGGCCGTGTTTCGTCGCATCACTTTGGAACGAATTGCATTCCCGACCGGAGGCATTCTCCAGTCGTGCTGAAACAACACAACCGCATTCAAAGCGTATTCGTCCAAGTCCCACGTTTGTTCGACGATGTCACCGTGTCGATCCACACGCTCATCAGATGACCAAACTGGAATGACATTCGGTTGCCCTTCGGTTGAGTAGACCTCCTCATCCCACTCAAGTCCGATTGCTTCAGCAAGTCGTTGCGCTTCTTCCAAGGTGATCGGCTTTGTTGGATCAGCGGCACGCACCATTGGTCGTTCAACGTAAAGCGTACCATCCTCTTCGCGTTCGTGAACAAGGCCGTCCTCTTCACGCATTTCAAGGTACTCTTCGACCGTAAGCGACTCGACGCTTTCCATCTTACGAAGAGCAAGGCTCAGTATCTTTGCCATCGTTCTTTCCTATCTTAGTCTGCTGCAACACGCAAGCATCGACAATTGATCGTTTGATTGGGTGGTGCGGAAGGATCACCTGGATAGTGAAGCACTCCTGATTGACCAACGAGTGACATGTAGTTGAAGCCCGCTTCAACTTTCTTTGTTCGTCCGAACTTGACGTGATCACTACGAACGTGTTCATCGCCCGCCGTGATCCAGATGTACTTCTCTACACCGCTCGCCTCGAGCATCAACTCTCGTGCGCCGTTCAAGAATCGTGTTGATTCGGTTCGTGCAATCTGCAATGTCTTCGCGGGTGAAGCGACTGCACCATACACATCGCGTATTCGTTTGCGAAGCTGTGCGACCGTTTCACCATTCGTGATTCCTTCAGTGAGCGACACTTCGAGATTCTTTCGCAACGTACGCGGTGCATGATCGCCGATTCGTTTCTTCGCCTCTTCAAGATAACCTCGAAGCAACGGGTCATCAAGCTCAAAGACCAGCACACCGCCCATCTCTGATTCAACGTAGTCATACGTTGAAAGAAGCGATTGTTCGTAGACCGGACCGTACTCTCCACGTATGCGTGACTGCATATCGACTACATCTTGAAGCACTGCATCAACACTGGGCAGTTCTTTGACGTCTTTGTAAGCTCGGCTGTCTCGCACCGCTTGATTGAATAGTTGGGTTGTGATACGTCGCTCTTGGCTTGTCCACTTCGTCCAACGTTCTTTCATCAATCGTTCAGTGGGTGTATGCAGCCCACGTTGGTACGCACGCCACAGTCGGGCTCGTCTTCGACGTTCGCGGGCCGACTGCTTCGCACGTATCGTTCGATTGGCCTTGTCATCGTCACCCGATGTATCGTCATCGTCTGGGTCCGTCTCGGGCTCGTCATCGGGTTCGTCCGGTTCGTCTACTGGATTGGTCGCGTCCGTAGCGGGGATCAATAGAGGAGGAACCAGAGACACGTCATCGCCATCGTATTCGGGAACGTCCAACCCAACGACTTCCAACGAGAGACGGGGTGGTACGTGCAACGCTTGGCTTGACATGTCGCTTGCAATCTTCACCTTACTTTCAAGTCCAGCACGTAACGCCTCAACGCCCGACACATCGAACATCGCCGTGATGTTGTCCGGTTCGTTCCAAAGCAACGTGCCATCAAGCACGTCCTCAATCAATCGAATGTTGGCGAATACGGTGTTATCCCAGAGATCTTTCTTCTGCACCAAAGCAGTCGCATAATTCTGCTGCTTCTCGCCAAGAGCACCGGGCGGTACACCTTCTGCTGCAAGCACCTCTTCTTTCGTAAGCTGTCGAGCTTTGATGAACTCCATGTCCTTCGGCTTCAGCATTGTTGGGACCCATTCCCAACCTCCGGTCAACGTCGTGACTCGCCCAACGTTCTGAGTGCCGCCGTGACGTTGAAGCCACTCTTTCTCCATCTCCCGAACTTCGTCCGACTCAATGTCTTCCTTGTGAACAAGAACGCCTCCGGGTTCAGCGCCTTGCACAAGCACCGATCGGTTATGCTCGGCGGTTAGCATGTCAATGCTTATGCCCATCGCCACAGCGGAGATTGGTGACAATCCACGAAGCGGGTTCACTGGGTTGTAGTACTTGAATTGAATAAGCTCATCCGGTTCAAGTATCTTCTGCCCTTGCTGCCCGATGCCTGACTTCTGATTGATCGAGACACGCCACCCGCGAAACATTCCGCCCTGCACCAGTTCCTCGACACAAGTTGGTGCAAGGATATGCAACGAGTCGATGCTTGATGTATTGAAGTACGATGCAGGGTTCCCGCTTACGTCGAGCGGAAGCCAGAACGCTTCACCGTGTGTTTGCAGCCACAAGATCGTTGCAGCGACTAACGCACGACCGGACATCATCTCGTTTGGTCGCAGAAGCAGCGGTGTCATCGGGTGGTCATCATATGGTTCAATGCCCTTGACGCGAAGACCGTACTTTCGTTGCTCCTGTTGCAAGTACATCGATATGCATCGCCGATTCGACCCGAAGTTCGTCGCCTTACGATGTCCCAGTCGTTTGGCCATTGCTTCACGTTGTCTTGAGCGGTCCTCCGTTTCTGCAAAGATTCGTAGCGGCGCTTGATGCGTTGCCTTTGCAACCAGTTGTGCTGCGGCGTACACCCATACATGATTCGACAAAGGATCACGCGACCGCACTTGTGGCGGTGATGTGACACGTGCCAACGATTGCAGGTAAGAACTGTACGCCTTCACCGCTACACGAAGATGCCCGTTGTCCGAAATGCCCCGACGAATCGGCTTGTCATCCGGACCGTAGAG